GCAGACCTTAAAGACCGCCTCGACCTGATGGAGGGCATGGGCGTAATTTGCGGGGAGCGAGCAGAGAATCAACGCGTTGCGGATGCCAGGGGCGAGACGGAATATGAATACAAGGTTGTGCGCAGTCCCGGCGAAACAAGCGCGGACGACGACGACGACATTGTTTGGTGACGGGAAATAACTTCCCCGCTCCCCCTGAGAGGAAAAATGAGAACCTATCACACCAGTTTCAAGCGCTTTCATCTTCGCATTGGCGGCGGGTGGCTTTTTAGTCTCGGCTGGCATTACCTCGGCATTGAAGCCTATCGCGCAAAGGCTTATCTGTGGCCGCAATGGACTCGGGTGCGCGGTTACGGTGTCACGCTGTTTGGCTTGCGATGGCGAGTAAATTTAGGCGAGTTGAGCGATCCTTTGTGCGTTCCTCGCAACGATCCGCGTCTGCGTGCCCGCTTTTATCGCGCAACCGAAGCGGACTTGTGGCCCGACGTTCTTACTGAGAAACCAAGTCCCGCGTCAGTGATACATTCAAGGCTCTAAAATCTAACTACAGAAAGGAAACTCAAATCGTATGAAATAAGATTGGCAACTCGAAGCAGATATTATGTTGAGGTTAAGGGGTCGATGGTCCTAATCCGAGCGTTGGCCCCTTTGCTTTTCACCTGATGGCGTTTTCAAATCTCATCCTTCTATCGCCCGCGTCTTTTGCTTGCTCCTGCATTAGCTTCGCAACCTGAGCCCAGCGTGAGTTTTCAAGTTGAACCAGAGCGCGATCCAGTGCCGTTATGTCGCGCTGCAATCTGCGAACAAATCGCCTGACTTCCTTCTCTACTGCCTTGCTTGGTTGCTCGTTTCGCGCCTGTATCGCTGCCAGAATCCACAGTCTTGCGTCTCGCTTTGCCTCGACGTGCGCGGTGCCTCTGATTGGTTTCATCGTGCTCACTTTCGGTAGTTGGTGAAACGGTGGACACACTTGTGACCTACCCCGGTAGTGCGTCATAGGTCACAGAGTTCTTTCGTATAGCCGGAGCCAACGTAATTGTCTCTGACGGGTCTTCCAGTCGGATTTATCGCCTCAGTTGTTCATGCGATAGGGCCGAATGCTTAACGTCTCATCTGGAAACACAAGGCCGGGGCTTATCTGTGCGCCCTCGCTATTCGGAAGGCGGCTGAAGTATTAAGACAAGGACTCCCGGCTTCATTAACCGCAAGTGCTGCCCTGAGACGACGATTTGGGGATCATTCCGGCTGGAAATGTCAGGCGGGTGATCCATTCTTTCAAACAACAATCGTGACAGCAGGATCGCACATGTTCAGGTCTTACGTTTTGTGGTATTCTCTGGCTGTCCATTCGAAGCTAGCCAGAACGACAATCGTACATTGACGGCCTTCTCAGAAATGAGTGGGCCGTTGGTGTCTTTGGTGATAAAATAGGCTCTAGATCGTGGCTTGCGCGGGGAGTCGAAGCGCACCGGGGGAAACAAGTCGCACTGTGCATGCACAGCAAAACGCGGCCCTATTCCAGTCAAGCGTGGAGAACGGCGGCCAGAAGTGAGGCTGGCTAAGCGTTGGTTAAAATCCAACTCACGATCTAAATTTTCGAGGTCGCTTGGGAAACAGGCGGCCTCTTTTACTTTGGCCCTACAAATGAAAAGGCCCGCGATGTTACTCACGAGCCTTAGCCGTTTTTAACGGGGGTTGATTTTCAACCTCCTCCACCAGCACATTTGAAAGCGGGTCGCGCTGGGTGCCGCCGTTGCAGGAAAGCCCCACAACCATTGTGAATTACTCGTTCAGTTGCTTATCCGATTCGCAACACGCTATCTAAGCTCACCGGACTGAACAACCTCCCTCATACAGAGGATTGCGTGATACCTCGAACGAGCAGAGTCATTCTACCACGACAAATCCCACGCTGAACACTTAAAACCACGAAATCGCCTATCCTCGGGGCATGTGCTACCTACTACTTACCCCTGCGTCTCTGAGCGCCGCGCCGTGGTCTCTTATCTGTCTAATCGTTTCCCTGGTATTGCTGCTTCTGGCTGCGCTGAGTTGGCCTCGTGACACTGGACGGCTGTCATTGGGGTGGGCTGGCGTCTTTTTCGCGGTGCTGTCGGTGGCGTTGGCCTGAAAACTTAAGGATCGAAAATATGCTTAAGAAGCTACTCGGGATCAATTGGAAAACCACCCTGCCGGGGATTCTTGTTATTTTCGGCGTGATTGCCAAAATCTTGGCGGCGTGGCGGACAAAAGACATAGCGACGCTACTGACGAGCACGCAGGAATTGATCCCCGATCTGATCGCCGTGTTAGCTGGTATCGGGTTGATTACAGCGAAGGCGAGTGACGTTACAGGGGCCGGGACTCAGGCAAAAGCAGTGGACAGCACCGGGGAAGTCACGAATATCGAGGGGCAGAAAGTCGGCCAGCAGTCTTCGATTCCGCCGCAACCGAAGTTAAATACACCGCCTCAGTAGGCTGTGATTGCAAAGTGAGGGGAGAAGAATGAGTTGGTCAACAAGCACAGTTAAACCAGTCCTGAAGGTCGATGCTGAGAATGAGTTGATTACACTCTACGTTCAGGCGATTAATCCGGGCGGCGTTCAGGTCCAAAACGTGCCGCAAGAAGAAGTAGACCGGCAAGTTGGCTGCGTCTCAGATCAGATCAAAGCGGCTCTCGCTGCCGTGCGCGAACTTCTGAAGGCGATCCCCGGCCCTTACGTCCAGATTTCGATTTCAGGGCACGCTAACGGAGCGGGTTGGCACAAGAAGGAAGGCTACGCGAATGACTGTATTAGCGTTACCGTGACGCAGATGATCGCGGGGGATTTCAAGCCATGAAACGACATTCACTCAAAACCGTCCCGGCGGTAGCCCTGCTAGCGTTCCTGGTACTCAGTCAGGCCGCGTGTCCGAGTTCGAAAGACTTGGATCGCATGGCCTCCGCAAGTCGTGAGCTTGCGCATGACACGCTTACGATAGAAAAGGCTGTAGCGGCTGTTTACACCTCCGGCCACATGTCCAAAGCACGGAAGGACGACTACGCCTCCAAGCTCAAATCTGTGGCAGTGAGAGGCAAGGCATTCAACGATCTGCTAATCGATCTCGATAAGAAATACCCTCAAGGCACGGTTCCGCCTGATACCGCAACCCTCTTACGCAACGAATTTGCCCCGTTTTCCGCGTTAATCGCATCGATCATTGCTGACTTAACTTCTGATGGTTTGAAGGGTTCAGGAAAGAGTCTTGAGGGCCATTCCAAGACGATCGCGGAGGTGCTGAAATGAACTGGATCGCGCTACTAGGCCAAATGATTCCGGTACTTGGTGGAATTGCTGGACACCCTGAATTAGCTGTCTTAGCTCAGAAGTTGCTGGCGATTGGTGAGCAGGAAGTGGAGCGCCGAATCGCTCAGACGGGGCAGACTCGGGAGCAGATTTTAGCTGACGCGAGCGAGGCTTGGAATGAAGCAATCAAAGGTGCGGACGATCTCAAGAACATGGAATGAATGAGCGAAGCTGTCCAAGTTGCGCTGATAGTATCCGGCCCTGCGTGGCTAGCTGCGATTGTTAGCGCATTTGCGCTTAGGGCATCACTAAGAAACGGGCGTAAGGCTGATGCAATCAAGAAAGAGGTTACAACGTTGAACGCCCAAACTCTGGCTCAACTCGCAGACGCACGGGAAACTCGCAGGGTGGGAGGTATACCCGAAGGCAATCGCACGGCGATGGAGGCAGCACACTTGAGCACTGTGGATGAACAGGGGCGAGGTCGCTAAGGATTTGAAAATGAATGTCCACCACTACATCTATCCTCGCAATGATCGGGGCATTAGTGCTGGGAGCCGCTGTGAGCGAAGTTGCGCGGCGGGTAAGGTTTGGCACAAACGGAAACGGTTCAGAGAAAGCCGGAGAGCAGAACAAGAACTACTGGCTGATTGAGTTCGCTAGAATCGGCAAAGAATCATTGATCCCAGTAGTCAACATGCTGATGAGAATTGAACAGAATCAGGTTGAAATATTGCGGTTACTAAGGAATCTGAGGGCCGCACAGAAGCGGAATTTTGATGATGATTTTGAGTAGGTGAGAGGCGCGGACGTTGGCCCGAGAGTCAACGCCCGCAACCGTGACGGCCGCCATACTTTTCAGGTGACAGCGACCGCCGCGGCAGGGAAAGTAACCCAGCCCGAGCGAAAGGGTCAAGACAATGGCAACTGAAAAAGATCCACAAGGACCGAAAGATCCAAACGAGCACAAGCCAGAGCCGGGGAAACCCAGCCCTCAGCCTTTCGATACGACAAATCCAGGATCCACAGAGGGTCCTGGTGAGCCCGCACCTGAGCCACCGCCGGCGCCGGGCGGAGGATCGACAGAAGGACCAGGAGGCCCGGGATAATGGTTCAAGTAGCTCTAAAGCCGGACATCAAGCCGAAGGTCGTGTTTCGGGTGGGCAAGCATCCGAGGGCATTGGCAGACTATCCATTTCTCTCTCGCTGGCTGATTCGCGCTGTCTACTTTCTGACGGGTTATCAAACCACCTCAGAAGACATTGCGATCACGTCCGACGAAGAGACAGCGGATTCCATGTGTCTGGACGGGAGTTACTTCTACAAACCGCTTTACATGGACGTGGCGCTACCTCCCCAAGCGGCAGCGATCGGGCCAGTTGTGTGGCCTCGCTCTGAGGCGAAGGAGTTGTATAAACGGTTTTCGCCTGACGGTGTATTTATGACGCGCCACGAGTTTGAAGCACTACAGGGAGCCGTCAACGGGCTATGTCAATCCAGATGAATGATGCAAACGTCATCTACCACCCTGCCTCATACCATAGCGGAATTCGCCCGTTTCGCATTAGCCACTGGCCTTGCAAATCTACTCGGTGGAGGCATGGTTCTGGGGATATTGAAGCTGTATTTGGATCGAAGGAAGCCACGAAGTCCGAAGTTAGTTGAGGCAGCGGAGATACACGAATCTGAGGCTCGGACGGCGCGAGCATTCGCAGAGGTAAGAAGTCTTGATTTGCAAACGAACATATCGGCCGGGGATGCGGTGTTGAGGATGATTCAGCAATTAACGTTTAAGCAGTTGGAACTTGAAAGACTGGCAAACGAGAACGAAGCCTATGAGAAACAGATTCAGTGGGCTAAGGCGATATTCAAGGTTCGGGGCATTCCCTGGAACGATGATCCGAAGTAACTCCCCAGCATCGTGAGAGATGAAAGAAAAGCTCACACTAAAGATGCGAACCTTTTGCTTGGCCTACGCTGGCGAGGCGAACGGAAACGCGACTGAAGCGGCTAGGATTGCGGGCTATAAAGGCAATGAAGACACGCTCAGAGTTGTGGCTTCTGAGAACCTTGCAAAACCTAACATTCAGGCCGAAATCAAACGATTGCGGAAATCCACGGAACAGAAACTCGGGAAAAGGATTATGACGGCGGCTGAAGTCCAGGCCGAGTTATCTGAAATTGCCATGACTCCGTGGCGCGATCTGGTTGAAGTGAGGTACGGATCTGAGGGTGAAGTTGTCGGCGCTAGGCTGAAATTGGCCGACAAAATCAAAGCTTGTGAGTTGATGGGCAAGAAATACAAGCTATTCACCGACAAGGTTGAACACGCGTTCACGCCTGATCAGGTTGCCAAAGAAACACTGGCCGAACTAACAGATCCATCCGGGAAGTACAAACTACCTCCTGAAGCGGCGAAGACGATCGTTTCTGACCTGTTTGGGGCTGATGTTGAGCACGGGCAGATTGGTTGAGAACTTAAACCTCTACAGGTTGTTATTATCTCTACATGCCAAAACGTATAGCAGATGAGCAGAGGCGGGTTTCTTTGAATTGCCTTATTTCACCAGAGACGAAAGCGACGATTGACCGCTTGCGGTGTGAGCACTCGCAAGGCGAAATGGTTGACGTTGCCGTTGCTGCGTATTGTTCGCCCGCGTTCCAGAGGTCGCTCACTGTGGGCGAGCCCGTTGCTCCAAAGCTGTCTAAGAAAGCACAAGCGGCCGAGGCGAGGAAAGCAGCCGATCCGTTGGCTCAGGCATTGGGCCGAACGGACATTGATTACATGAATCCTGATGAGTTGCCGAGCGCGGGGAGTGTCGGGTTCAATCGCGTTCCTGCGAACCTACCGCCAGCGATAGTTGATGATCGGCCAATTCAGATTTGGCGGGCGAATCGCAAGCCGCTATTGAAGCCGGGAGATGCGAAGCGATGAGCGAGACGGGCAAAATGATACTGGGGTTTGTCGTTGGGGCCGCCGGATGGCTCATGGTTATGCTTATCGCTGGGCTGTGGCTTTCGTGGAATAGCCTGAGCGACCGAGTACGCAAACTGGAGGATGAGAAAGATCGTCTCCAGTGGGATACTTTTTATCGCCGTAAGGCAGAAATCGAAGGGCTTACTTTGTGGAGTTATGGTGTATCTGAATCCGTTGACTCTACGAGGACGGTAACGAAAGGCTCAAAATGATAATTGAAACAGTCCTAATGATCATCTTTACGGCTGAGACGCTACCACCTTTACCGACTCCTGATGCTGGGAACTTTCCAGTTCCATGTGTTGAGAGTGGGTTGGGCGAGGTTACGTGTTGGCCGGTAGATGACTCGGGAAAATAGGTTTCGCCGATAGCAGAGGAGAAGAAGTGAAGTATCAAATACCGGGATGGGAAGCCGTTTGTGTCATACCGCCGCCGGTGCATTACATGATCAATCCGTAGCGGGTAAAGTTGAACTGCTTGGTGAGTCCGGAAACGATGGAGTGGATTCGAGGGTTTGGAGGATCCCAGGGTGCGGCTGTGGATTTTGCGGTCGTGGCGGCTCGAATGGCAGAGGCCACGGGGCGGGCGGGAACGGCGACTGTTACTGTGGAGTCTGCCCTGCCGAAGTTGGGCGAGTTCGCGTATGGGGACGGGGACGGTTCACTTCCGGTTTACGAGTCTACAGGCGCAGGGCCAACCCAGCAGACGGTTGAGGACAAGCATCTGGCACGGGAGCGGGCGGCGATGGCTATGCGGAGAGGGCCGAGGCCGAAGGGGAGCAAACGATGAGTTTGAACGATCCTGCGGACGGAATTTGCTGCAACTGCGGGCGTAAGCACGACGGGTATTGTGATGATGCAAATTTGCTCGGAAAGCGGCCAGTGGAGTTGACCGCTGAAGAAGATGGAAACAAGCATTCGAGGCCGCTAAACTCTGCGAGGATGGTAACGAAATGAACAAGCACGTTCTCAATGTGGATCGGATTCCTGATTGGGCTACCTCCACAGATTTCATTGAACAGCGCGGAAGTCGAACGTACTGGGTCTCACAAACAAAGATTCCGCGTTGGCGCGCGTGGTTGAATTGGTTGGCGCGTTTGCTTCACCGATAGCAAGATAAAGTTATGGCATTCCTAACCCGCAAACCCTTAACCGATCCAAGTCACCTTGAGATAATCAGACGACTGACTCAGGGTGAACCTTTAGAGACTCCGGCGCCTTCGCCGAGTCAGGTTCTTACTCGTCCGACGATTGAGGTTCCTGCGGTTGAATCTCGCCCAATGATTACTCCGTCCGTGCTGCCTGCTGTGGCACCGCCCAACGTGGCGCCTGAACTGTTGACGCGAACGCCTACGACGGTTGACACGTCCGAGTTAGAAGGCCCGACGATGATTACTCGTCACAATGGCCGGCCAGTTGGAACCATTGGCGATGCTGATCCGCTAACACGTGATCGTGCGCTGCTAGAGTCACAGTTAGCCTACAAAGCCCCCAGAAGCGCGAAAGATGCCCTGATTGCTACTGCGTTGGGATTCTTGAATCGAGGCGTTGGTGGGGCAATAGGTGGCCTTGCTGACTATGAACTCAATCCTCAGACGCGAAATGAATACGCGGTGGGAAACGACGTTGCGGCTACTCAGGGCCGGATTCAGCGGGAGGTGTTGAGTCGGAATCAGGAAAACAGTTTGGCTAATGCCCAGGTTGAGCGAAGCTATAAACGGGCAGAGGCTGAACATCTGACTCGGGAGCCGGATCGCCTAGCCGCGCAGAGCAAAGAACAAGAGCGCGACAACTTACGTCAACTTTACAATTCCCTGCCTGATTTTAGCCGCTCCAATCCGCAGCACAAGGCGATTGCAGATCGAGCGGCAGCGTTGGGCTTAGTGCTACCTGATCGCGAAGCCAAAGACGAAACGACGATCGAGAAAATCAACGGTCAGTTACTCGCTGTTAATCGAAAGACTCGCACGGCCACGCCGGTTACTAGAGATGGTCAGCCATTGGTAAACCAGTCAGAAGTGCCAACAAAAGTGACGATTGACGGGCAAGAGTTCACGGTGTCCCAGTCTCAGGCTGCCAATGCGTTAGCGACTCGGGGTCAGCGGGAATATCAGCGCGAAAAGGATCAAGAAACTTTTACCCGGCAGGATGAAGATAAGAACGCTGAGGCGCAGTCGTTGCTCGAGCAATCTCAGAGCGCCAGGGCTATGGGCGACACGATTGACAAGCAGTTACGCGATCCCGGTGGGTTGTACGCTCAAAGGGCCGAGATTCAGAGCTTGCTGGCGCGTGAAGGCCCTGTGAAAGAGACTGAGGATAAGGTTACGCATTCAGCTCGCATGAATCAGTTAAATGCGCTGAACTCGCGTATCGCCCAACTTGAACAGGGCCGAAATGGTCACTATGCCAACGCCGACAAGTTAAGGGGTCAGGCAACGAAGTTCAAACCAGTACGAGGCGAAACCCGAGGCGTGAAGCGCGGCCCCAAGTATGTTGCTCCAAAGGTGAGTACTCAACGACTTCAGGAGCTTATGCAGTGAGCGATGACACCTCAATCCCAACTACCCCGCTCAAGCCCGCCTGACGATCAGATCGATCTCGATTCTGCTATCGATCAACTCCGCACGAAGTTTAAGATCCCGAAGGTCTTGGTTGATCGAATGGTTAACCAGGAGTCTGGTGGTAACACCTCCGCTGTCTCGCCTGTTGGCGCTCGTGGCCGCTTCCAGGTCATGCCCGACACGCTGGCAGGAATTAGTAAGCAGACGGGAAAGAATCTCGACAACAATAACCCGCTCGATAATGCTTACGCAGGCTTGTACCTGCTAAAGCAGAACTACGACAAATTCCGGCAAGGAGCGCCGTCTGAGCGAGGCGCATGGATGCGAGCAGTGGCTGCGTATCATGCTGGGGCCGGGAACGTAGAGAAGGATCTAAAAAGCGGGGGCGTGGGCATTCCTGACGTTGGCGACGGGCTAATCAATACTCGTGATCACGTCTACAGCATTTTCAACGGAACCAAGCCAGAAGAGTTCACTTTTACTGACACGCCAAACCCAAGCGAACCATATGCCGAACTGCCCACGGAAATGCAAGGTGCGGCTAAAGGTGTTCGTCAGCCGATCAAACCGCGCGTCACTTCTACAGTTACAGAAGTCGGTGGCGATGTACTGCCCGAGCCCGTTAAGCGTCAGCCGTTAAAGTTTGAGCCAGCCGATCCCCGTGCCGAATCCGGGCTAAACCGACTAGCCCAATCATCAAAAGAATTGGCTGAGCAGGTGCGAATGCAGGGAATGCAACTACCCGCTAATCACCCCGATCTTCTGGGTAAGCATATCGAGGTCCGATTCAAAGAGAAGCCAACCTCCGAACAAGTAGACGATGCACTATTAGAACAGCTTGGGCCTGGATACGGCGAACTCGCAAAACAATTCAGGCAGGAGATGGGAGTGCCGCTTACGGGTAACGCGGCGGTGGAGCAGTTGCCTGATGGGTCTTTCGTGGCCCACGGGCGCCCCACCCGAGCGCTGATCGACGCAATAAATGCTTATGGCCTCGGAGGGCGAAAGGCTTATGAGGCAGCGGTAAGTTCGCAAGAATCAGGCAGAGCGGCGGTTGCTCGCGACATCAAGAACGAGTTAAAGGCGGGTGAGGGCGTTAGGCAGGATCTCGCGCAGGCAGGAGCCCGTGAGCTGCTGCGGACAAATCAACTCGCCCAGAACGTTGCGGACTTGGCACCGACTGCGGCTCGCCTAACAAGCCCTGTATTGGCTGCGACGGAAGCTTTGACGGGTAAACGCCCAGCTGAGGTCGATCCCCAATCCGATCCTAATGCTCTGGCGATCGCTCAAGCGCAGGAAAGCATTCCGAGGCAAACCACATGGACGGGCACGGCGGCAGAGACGGGACTTGGTACAGCGGGCGCTATTACTCGTGCTGAGGCTTTAGGAGGCGGCGCAGCCTTCCCTGCTGAACAAGCACTGGAGAACGTTCAGAGAGGCCCAGAAGCCGCGTACAAGGCCGGGATACTCGCCGCCCCAATAGCTGCCACGGGCCCGATCGGGCAAGCAGTCAACGCTAATGCTCTGTCTGCTGTGGAGCGGCAAGCGTTACTAAGAACTGCGGGCGCGGCAGGCTTGGCAGGAAGCGCCGCGGCAGGTGGTGCGGGCCCGAAAGAGATATTTCAATCTGCGATTACTGGCGCAGCATTTCCGGTTGGTGCTAGGCAGGGCAATCCTGACGTGCCATTGGATATTGCGGCCCGCGAAGGTAGGACGTTGGGAGTGGAGCGCGCGCAGGTTGTGCCCGACTTCCAGCGGGAGATTGCCGCCAAAGAATCCGCTGTTAATGCGTTGCCAAGTCCGCGTGGAGTAAGGGTTCGCGATCAACTTCGAGGTGTTCAGCCGGCAGAGGTATCTCCTGAGATTCAATCGCGTCCGCCGATAAATCAAATCCCGGAAAACCTCGGAGTTGTTGGACCGCGCAAGCCTATTGTTGCCGTTGAGGAAGGCGCGAAGCTGAACCGCTGGCAGCATCGAGACTTTGGGGCGGTCACGGAATCCGCAAACCAGGCAGGCGTAACACGTGGCAAGGTTCGTGTACTGGACGAGTCAGGTGTTGAGCATGTTATTCAACGTCCGAACATGCGCGGTGAAGGCAATCAGATCGCTGTCCCGATTCGTGAAAAGCCGATGAGCGCCCAAGAAGTTGATGCGCAAGGCGAAGCGGAACGCACAGCGCCATTCAGAGTCATCGATCGCCGCGGAACAAGTCCTGAAACATTAGTCCCTCAAACGGGCACCCCGATTGAATCCGCCAGCAAGCCCGCATCGACTATGCCAGCAGAGGCCGCGCCCGTGGCGGTCTCCACTCCAGAACCTACAACAGCGCTGGAGCGCGTCAGACCATCGCAGTCTGCTCCGCCCGAACCCGTAACCCGGCAACGTTCTTTCCCTCAGACGCTCGAACGCGCAGGGCTTCAAGGTGGAGAGAATCGCGATTACACGGTAATCACAAATGCCGAAGCCTTAACCCGAGCGGCCCAGAAGATCAAATCAGACGGAGTTGAGCGTTCCGTTGCGGACCTTGCTGCGCGGAAAGAGATAACAGCCGAGGATACGGCAGCAGGGATTCTGTTGATAAAGCATCTGCAAGATCAGGGCAATCTTGAAAGTGCCGTGAATGTCGCCAGCGACCTATCGCGGAAACTAACTGAGGCCGGTCAGTCGATCCAGGCAGCATCGATAGTGTCGCGTCTCTCACCTGAGGGTGTGTTATTGGCTGCGCAAAAACAGTTGCGACCGGAGCAAAAGCTAACCCGAGGCCAAGCGCAAAGCCTGCTGGAGCAGGCCAAAAGAGTTGAGCAAGCCGAGGCGCGGATCTCTGCTCTTGAAAAGCAAATGCAGGATTCCGGCGCGCCTCCTGTTACGGAGAAGTCAGCACGTCAGCGAGTCGGCAACCTGCAAGAGCGATTGGTGAAGATGGAGACGGATGCGCGGGCCAGGCTAGAGGCTCGTAAGGCGCAAATGATCGAGGCGACTAAAGGTCCGCGCGGGCAACGAGGCGCTGCCGTGAATCCTGCGGCGGTTGCATTGGACATCGCAGACTACTCGGTGATTGGGGCTGCGAAGCTGGCTCGCAAGGGGATCACGGCGGCAGAGTGGTCGAAGCAGATGGCCGAAGAGTTTGGGGACGCTATCAAGCCGCATCTCGATCGAATCTACAAATCGAGTTACGCGCTTTACGATGAACAGCGAAAGCAATTCCTCCAGGAGTCTCGAGTTCGCGGAGCGCTCAGAGCCCAGCCCGATGCAAAGAATGTTCAGGCAGTCATCAATGAACGGTTAGATGCTCAGACAGAAGCTAGGAAAGCCCGAGCTAACTTGGCGCGCACCTTCCGCGATCTAAGCGCGACTCGGATGCAAAAGGTTGGGCGTGGCATTGTGGACGTGACCGGGCTTACCCGAGCATTGACGACTACGGCTGATCTGTCGTTCGGATTCCGGCAGGGGAAGATGGGCCTTGCCCGTCATCCAAAGATATGGGCCGATGCGTTCGTTAAGCAATTCAAAGCGCTGAACACGAAGCAATACGAGCGGCTAGTTTCACAGCTGGAAACCGATCCTGAGTTCAAGTATGCCAAACGGTTTGGATTGGATCTTACATCCGTGGGAGCATCTGAACATTCGCCGTTGGGTGGCCGTGAAGAAGCATTCCAATCTCGATTTGTTCAGAAGTTGCCGATTGTCAGGCATAGCGAACAAGCGTATTCAACGATGGCAGATCATCTCAGAATGGGATGGTTCAAGGACTACGTTGCTAAGCTGAGAAAGTTGGGACTCGACCCGGAGAATCCAAAGGATCGCCAAGCGTTCGAGGAAGGCGTTTCTTTGATCAATAACGCAACGGGTAGAGGTTCGTTGGGCAGACTTCAGAGCGCATCGCCAGCATTAGCAACGGTGATCTTCAGTCCGCGCTTTTGGGCCTCACGGGTGAAGATGCTGAGCATACCTTTCGATCCCAGGACCTACACGCAAATGACGCGGCCGGCACGAGTCGAAGCATTCAAAACACTGTTCAGTTATGCGGGCCTTGTTAGTTCACAGTTGGCGCTCGCCAAGTTGTCAGGTGCCGAGGTAGACACCGATCCGAACTCGCCCGACTTCCTAAAGGCCCGTTGGGGCAAGTTACATGTTGATTTTTCAGGAGGTTTCCAGAGTCATATTCGTGTTGCTACTCGATTGATGAAAGCCTTCTACGATCGGCAGCAGGGCCGGGCAACCAAGACGGAGCCTGTCAACGTCCTGGAGCATTACTTCAGGGGTAAGGAATCGCCTAACGCTTCGCTTGTTCACGATCTCTTTTTAGCTCAGAAGAAAAAGGTGGGCGGTGAGACCTATGGCACAGACTTTAAGGGAGATCCTACGTCACTGCTTGGTGTGCCCAGCAATCGCAGAGACACCAGTGCGTTAGCTAATCGCCTGTTGCCGATGATCTATTCAGATGCGAGTGATGCCTATGACGCAGACGGCTGGACGGGTGTAGCTGAAACCCTGCCGCTGTCTACGTTAGGTGAGGGCGTGTCGGTTTACGATTCAAAGAAAAAGCGCGGGCACTAAGCGCGGGACTTAGCGGCGAAGTAAACGAACAGCGTGATTACCGCGATTGAAGCTACCTGGATAAAGAGAAGTGATGTGTTGATTCGATAAGAGACCCCGCTAAACAGGAAATGGTATCCCTTTGAGCCACCTTCAGTAACCCACGGGGGAAACAGCAGAGCAGCGAGAATGGCAATCGCGCCAAATATGAAGATAGTCCGTTGTGCTCTCGTCATAGCTGGAGAATCCTACTCCTGAAGTGAGATGTAGGCAAATGAAAACGGCCACCCATGTAGCCGTTTTCCCTTATCCTAACGCAGCTTAGCGCAGCATGACCCACCGCCGCCCTACCGAACGCTGCTTACCATGACGGTACTGAACACAACTCAGATGAACGCATCCCTCCCGAACCTACCAGACCATAACATGCCACGCCGGGCCGGACCGGACCCGGTGTGGTGGATACCAGACGCCGATCTCAAGGGTTTTGAGGCTCCAAAGCCTGGGAGGCCAAAGAATCCAAACAAAAAGTCGCGTTAAGCTACACTGTCACCGATTCACGCTACACTTTCCTTAAAGAGATTTATTGATCACTGATCGATAACAGCACCGACTCGCCCGCAAAACCTAAACCCCACTACTCACCTATTCTTTAGGTGAGTGTCAGTAACCCCAGAACAACTAGCCAATGGATATGCCTATGCAAAGCTCGTAGCAGCAAGGCATGGGATTAAGCCACCCCGGAAGGCGATTGACTACTGCCCTCACAGTCCCACAGCAAGACAGCAACTATTCCTCTCCCTTGAAGAACTCGAAGCCTTCTATGGTGGCGCGGCCGGCGGTGGTAAGACGGATGCCCTGCTGATGGCTGCGCTTCAATATGTCGATGTTCCTGGGTACTCCGCCCTGCTTTTGATGAAGAGTTTTGCGGATCTCTCTAAGCCGGGGGCCTTGATGGATCGGGCGCACGAATGGCTTACGGGATCAGGTGCTCTATGGCATTCACTGACGAAGAGTTGGGAGTTTCCGAATGTCGCGGGACCGTCTGCAACGTTGAGCTTTGGTTATCTTCAGAACGACGCGGATAAGTACAACTACCGCACGGCTGAATATCAGTTAATCGGAATCGATGAACTCACGCGATTCCACAAGAAGACTTACACCTATCTATTCTCTCGTCTTCGGCGTCTGAAAACTGCCCAGCATGTTCCAATCAGGATGCGGTCTGCTTCTAACCCTGCCCAGCCAGGTGAGCCGGGAATGCAGTGGGTTGAGGAAAGGTTCATTCCCGATGACTTCGATCCCGAGACGGAGGCGAACCAATCCCCCCGTGTGTTGTCTAAGGATGGAGTAGACGAACGAACCAACCGAACGCTTCGGCGGTATTTCGTGTTTGCCCGACTCGAGGACAACCCGTACCTGGATGCCGACGAATACGACTTAGCCTTATCTGAACTGGATGCGGTGAGTCACGCCCAACTGCGAAAGGGCGACTGGAAGATCAGGCAGCGGGGCGACATTTACTGGATGTTCGATCCGAATTACGTCTTTGTGCCGTGGAGTCGGTGGTTTGCGGTAATTGGGACAAACAACATTCCCGATCACTGGAGAGTCACCGTTTCACAGGATCAAGGAACCTCAGATGAGCATATCGGCGCGACGAGCTGGTTTGCGACGGCGGCAAAGAATAGCCCAATTCCCGATCTAGTGGCAATGTATCGCGCCTTGATGGTTACTGAAAAGTCACCGACAGAGGTAGGGGACGCGATTCTAACCCTAATGGGTGCGCGTCAGGAGTCAAAGGAAGAGATTAACGCGGACATCCACCCTGATCGCTTTGGTGGCATTTCAGAGCGTTCCAGGGTGCAGTATTGGCTTAATTCTCACGAAGCAAAATCTGAGCGGTTGGAATACCGAAAGATGGGAATCAATTTCTCGTCGTGGACTGCCGGCCCAAACATTGGTATTGCTCAGATGCGGGACTATTTGGCGATTATCGATCGAGACAAGCCAAACCCGTTCTTTCCTGATCTCATGGGCCGCTCTCGTTTTGTTTGTGTGGTTCCTGATGAAGACTGGCCGCGGCGCCGTCCTGATTCGGTGTGGGCAAGGGTAGAGGCTGAGTTTTCTGCCTACCACTACAAGCAACTCAATTCAGGTGAGCCCACCGTTGAAGTTGTGCCTCACCCGTTCTTTAACGACTTCATGGATACGATTCGTGCGGCGGCATATTCTGCTTTCCCGTCGATTACCCCGCTGACTCGGGCAGAAGCCAATGAGCAGGCACTGCGCCCTGAGATTCGTCTACCCGCGATTGTTGCCGAAGAAAATCCACTAATTCAACAGGCAAAGCTTCAAAGCAGGGATCTGTATCTCAAGAAAATGCTCGCTGAACAACAGCCGGGAAAACATAAGTTAACGATTCCAAGTAAGATTCGCTTCAGACGGTAGCCCCTCAAAGACAAAGTTAGAACAAGACCACGGAGGATTTAGAAAATGGCAAAGGATACGAAATCACAGGCTGACAAGGTAAAGAAGGATCACGCTGCGACTGGCAAGCCTGTTTCCGCAACCGAAGATCCGACCGATCATTCCAAGCCGGCTGATGAAATTGCCGCCCAGGTTGACCCGCAAGGTAAATCAGGAGCCGCGGTAAATGCCGCAAGCATTGAGGCGGTGGACAAGAAAGACGAAGATAAGCCCGAAGAGGACAACACGATCGCCGGAAAGATTCTGCGATCAGGACTGTTCTTTGTTCGAGATCATACCACGGGCGAGGATTATGTGGGCGTGAGCCCTCAGAACGATCCTGACGCTTCGGATGCGTCCAAACGACTGTCCAGCGTCACGCCTTTGGGTGTCATTGCCCCGCGTACCGGGATGATCGTCAGGCCGAAGGGCGGGCCAGCGTTTACGATCCCTGATGGCTTTGGCCCTGATGCGACGCCCGCACTGTGGGCTACGGTGGTGAATCCTGAAACTGGCGATCTTCTGTTCGCCTAGAGAGGGGTCGCCCTTTGCGGTTCCCCCGCTTTTTTCTTAATCCGAAGGCCCGGCTGCTCTGGGAGTTATTAAAAGCAGAGCGCCGGGCAAATGCCCGTTTACGACGAGAGCTGCTGGAATGGCAAAACAAGACGCTCGAACAGGCGCGAATATCGCCCTTGTTTCAGCCGAAGCCGCCACCCGCACAACCGATTGAAAAGGCTCCGATCGGCCCTACGGCCAAGCGCGCATATAAGGCAGCACACGCATCCCCGAACGAAGTTCCTACCGCTGAACAGATACTCGCGGCCGCAGCGAAGGCGCGAAACGGTAATTCATGAGTCAAACTTCGGCCCCTTTTGAATCCCACAGTGGCGCATTGGCCGTGCGCGACCCCGCCGAGCCACCAGATCGCCTTGCTGAAGAACGCAAGGAGGAGCAGATCAACGCTCCCAAACTCGCCGCGTATTTGAACAAGACGCTCGATGCCATCGCGGGATTAGACGCCAACGAAAACCTCAAGATTCACAACGAGATGGTTAAGTGCGTCGCTTATTACGATGGGCGCTGGGATGGAGAGTGTCGTAACGGGGAGTGGGTTGATAACGAATCAGTCGCTGGGGAAGTCCAACCTTCTGACAATGAATACAAAAAGCAGATCGACAAGCTCCAAATGGAGATGTGCCGCGGACGCATTGAGTACAAGCCTGAAGCCGTAAACAGGTTCAGCGCTGAGATGCGCGAAGCCGCTCAGTTTGCCGAGCGAAGGATAGCCGTCAACCAGGATCGCATTGAGACAGAACCTTTTATTCAGGGCGAGAATATGTCGCTGCTGCTGAAGAAGTGGGCATTGCGATACACGTTCTTTGATCAGAATGCAGATAGCTCAGAGCAGTGCGTTGAGATGCGGGTAATGAAGCACGTTACAGCCGGCCGAAAGGTTCAAGTATGCCGAACGTGTGGTTTAACCAAAACCGATCCCGTCTGTCCTAATTGTGGCGACACGGAGGCAAAGGATCTCGCCTATCCTGATTCTGAAGGTATTAAGACCGAGCAAAACACGAAGTCTGCCGGTCGGGTTGTCACCGTCAGACCTGATGCAACGATGGTTCAGCTTGATTTGAACGGTCGTGATATCGCTTCAAGCCTGTTTGTGCGCTGGCGCGTTGTCTTACGTCGGTGTGATTGGGAGTCGATGTTTCCGAACGTCAAGATTCCCTCAAGCGACGAATCGAAAGAGGCGCGGGATCGCTCAGACGCTCAAAGCCAACCATCACAATCAGGCTGGGGCGGATCGTCTGACTACTCTGCTGGCGGAGATCAATTCGAGAAGATCGAAGGTGAGTTAGTTTGGCTCGATCCAAAGGTTTACCAGCGATACGTCAACCCCGAGAACGAGACGCTGGGTGAAGGACGCGAACTGAAAAAGGGCGAGAAGTTCGTTGATCCTTACCCTTCGGGAGCCTGTATTGCAAGGATCGGCAAGAAGATTCTCGACGTTTTCGCTTCTAACAAAAATGAGTGCTGGACGATGTGCGTCTACGGACTCCGAGAACACGCCCTGCACGGTTCCGGCACTGTCGCGCTGTTGGGGCCGCAGGATACGATTAACGACGAGAATGCTTTCATTGTAGCTCATCACTACTACGCTGCTGCGGGTAGAGAATTTGTTCGTTCTGGGGCTTTAGAAGGCGGGAAACTTCCAGCTTACAACCAAGTGGGGATTGTTGAAGCGCCGCCCGAAGTGAATGACATTGTTGGATACGCTTACGGAAGATCCCAACCTGAATCTCTTGCTTCTGATGTCTACGGATTCCGAGATGCGATGCGAGCCAGTTTGCAGGATGCTGCGGGAACATCTTCGCTCTCAATGCAGGGTGCCGCAGATACAAAGGCCCTCGGAACGGCTACGGGAGTTGAGGCGTCCAGGGATCAGGCCGTAGGCCGAATGATCCCTAATCGTAAACTCCAAGCCTTCGCTGGAACAGAGTGGATCAAGCAAGTGCTTTGTTTTGAGCGCGAGCATTACACGGCTGAGATGTTCCTTGAAATGGCCGGAAAGTGCGACGAAAAAGGCGAAGTGGAATACACCGAACGAGGGGTTCGAGCCTTCTTTAACTGCAACGTAAAAACCGATCTGATTATCAAACCTGTAGAGGGCAGTTGGATGCCGACCACGCCTCAACAGAAACGGGCTAATGCCGCCAGTTTCGCGCAAGCTGCGGGGCAACTAAAGGAAAGTCCCGAACTGGTTTCGCTGATTGCCTCAGATTTCGATATTGATCATTCAGTTGATGAGTGGGGCGCTGCCCAACGTAATGCGAGTATGAGGATTGAGGAATATGCCCGTGTCTCGGGAATCATTGCTCAAGGTGGATTCGCGGCTTCTCCTGAGATGGTCGATGTGGTACTTGCGAACGTCGCAGAGTGGGCAAGGGTAAATCCCTACATGGATGATCACCCCGCATTCCGAGACTTCTACCAAGACTGGTGGCTGTCAGATGAAGGCCGAAACGCCGATTCGCTCTTGAGGCTGGTAGTTCAAACAGTCCACGGTCTACACCTGAACAAAGGTATCGTTACTCAAGCCCAAGAGCAGGGTGCGGCTCAGATCGCTTCTCAATCCCCACAGATGGCTATGCAAGAGCAGATGGCGAACCAGCAGAAAGAACAACAGGCAACGGAAATGGCGCAAGCTGACGAGCAAGGCACGGCTGAGTTGATCCAGAACGCTCTGGGTGAACAGGCTTTGAAAGAGAAGGATCGCGAACATCAAGCCCAAACTCAGGCCGAATTGGATGCGGAAAAGACTCAGAATCAGGCAGAGTTAGAATCCCACAAGGCGTTACTGAATGCGGCTGCTAGTCCAGTGCCGCAAGCCGTGCCGCCACCCGCTTCCGCATGAACACGGCTGCGCATTTCGCTGAGAATGGTGCAGGCCAGAACAGCATTGCAAGCCAAGATTGCTGGCGCGGCTGACAAAGTAAACACCGACAAGCCTTCGGTTGTTTCATATCTCTTACTTTCCTTCTCGCTAAATGATTGCCTGTTGCCGCCCAATTTCTTCCCAATCAATGACTCGACGCGGACGGTACTTGTATTCAATCTCTCTAACGATCCGGTCGGCTTCCTCGCGCGGCAATCTTGCTAAGTATGCGCGCATTTCGAGGCTGTAATGAACTGTGCCGCCTAACTCGATAATCGGCACTGATACGGGCGGAGGTTGTGTTTCCATGCCCCTGATTTTACTCCTATTGATCTCCCGAATCCACACCTAAAAACGTAAATCTTCAGTCCGTGGTAACTATTCTGGCTGACCGAATCCAACCCGCTTGATGCGGAAAGGGACGATATGCCAGAAGAAAACCAAACATGGGAAACAGCATCGACTCCGACGCCTGAACTGCCTGCCGCTCCTGTGGCGGAAACTCCAGCAGTCGAGCCAGTTGTTGAGACTCCCGTAGCTGAAGCAGAAACGCTTGAAGCGGCCCCTCAGTTAGAGGCTGGGGATACCGTGCGTGAAAGCGAAAGCCCCGCAGACGCTCCTGAGCCTGTAGTTGAGGCAACCGAACAGGAAACCAAAGACGAAGATGTTGAGGAAGGCGATACGCCCGAAATCCTCGCGCTCCCCTCGAAAAGTAGTTCTCGAAGGTGGGCACGAAGGCAATACAAGGACGCCGCGCCGATCCGCAACTATCTCGACTTTGACAAGCCTATTTCGGTTCTGGGAGACGAACTGCACAGCCTTTCGGCGTCTCGGTACACCGAGCACGTAAACGACATCTTCAAACGCCACAGCAAAGACTTGTTGGGTATTCCTTTCGAGGACGTGAAGGCTCGTTTGCAGTCGAACGGCACACCCGCCGCCACCCCAGAAACACCCGTCTCTGATGTGCCTGTGCCAACCGTAGAGCAACTGCAAGAGATGAGCAACGAGGACGTTGTTCAACTCATTCAGAAAACTCAGGAGCAGGCAGCACAGAAAGCCGCCGCTGAATTCCAGAAGCAGATCGATGATCTCAGAACACAGTTTGAAGCTGTGAACGGTGAGGTCAGGACGCAAAAGGAATCGGCCGCGCAAGCAGAGATCCGGGGTAAGCAGAACGAGCTTCTGAGCAATGTTCTGAGTGTAGTGGATGAGGTGATTCGCGATACGGGATTGGAAGTGCAAGCCAACGATCCGCCAAAGATCGCCGGTCTGAAACGAGCAGCCGCAAAGTTTCTCGACAGACAACGTGTGATGGCCGCTTTTGATGAGGTTCCCGAGAACGTAAAACTCGTGAGCACCGTCACCGAAGCCATTAACCGCAGGGAGTATCAGAACGCTTTCCGCGAGGAAGACAACCTGAAAGTCCGTGCGCGTGCTGCCGCTGAAACGATCAAGCAGAGCGACGAGTTCAAGGCGATTCTCGAAGAGATCGAAGCGTTTGCCAACCAATCCAAAGCCACTTCACGCGCGGCCAATCCTATTCTGCCCGCCCCTGGTTCAGCTTTAGGAGTGACAGTGAAGCCTCCTACTACTTGGGACGAAGCGATAGCGAGTGCGTCCGCCTAGAACTTTAGGAGAATTTCACAATGGCATTCACAGTTTCGACCGCCTCTAAGGTGATGACTGAGAAGATCGAGCCCGTACTGAGAAGTGCATTCTTGGTGGGTACAGACGAAGAGGCTCCGACTTTCGATCTCTTTATGAAGGGCGAAAAAGAGCGCACCAATGAACTGGGGCGCCGGATTCCCATTCAAGTCGTTCCGAACGCTTCTTATGGTGCGATTGGCGAAGGCGGACAGCTCCCGTTGGCGGGAACCCCGGCTATCGTTCAGCTTCGCATCTACTACCTCAATCAATTCATGATGGGCGAAATCAATCGATCTGTCCTCGACCAGCAGAGCGCCGAAGACCTGGTTAAGTTCGCCCGCTTTCCTATGGAGGCGGATCAGAAGAAGTTCCGCCACTGGCAGAACCTCTGGATGCACGGCACCGGATCGGGTGCTCTGGGTGTTGCCACCGCGGTAACTACCGGCTCGGGCGGAACGGTGACGTTCGGCGGTGACTATGGCGCAGAGAATATCGACATCGGCGCCCGCCTCGTCTTCTATTCGTCTGCTGGCGTTGCGCACAACCAGTCGGCCGCGGTTCTGGTTTCCACTGTCACGGCGATCGCCGGGGATGTAGTGACCTTCGATACCGTGCCCACTGACGTTGTGGCGACCGACACGGCTCACCACTACGGCTCTTACGGGTTGATGCCGCATGGCATTGGCTACCACGTAAGCGAAACGTCCAGCTCTGACTATCTGGGTGTCAACACCGCGACCTACAGCGGGATCAAGTCGTCCGTCGTGGATGCTGGTGCATCCTCAGGTGTCGGTGGAACTGCCCTGACTCCCGGCATGTTGGATCTGATGGAAGCCAAGCGCCGGCGACGGAGCGGGGCGAACGTCAGCAAGAACGGCCGCACCTACATCTCGCACACCACCCAGGAATTCAACTATCGCCAGTTGGGTTACACGACCACCTACGGCATTCAGCGTGTGGTGGGAATGAACGCCAGCAAGTTCGATCTGGGCATCGGTGCGGCGTCGCACAACGGTCAGACGTGGGTTCTGGATAACCAGGCTCCCAAGTCAACCATCTGGGATCTCTATCTACCAGATTGGGCGATCGAGTACGTCACCCTGCCGAAGTTTTACGACGACGGCAACGGTAACAAGATGTGGATGAAGTCGGGCTCGGGCGCGCCCTATGACGCCCTTCAATATGCCAACTATGCCCGTTATGACCTGATCTGCAAAAACCGCTCAAACCAGTCGGCCGTCATTAATCTGCCGTATGTTTCGGGCTTCTAGTTTGTTGTGTTCTGAGGCGGGTGAATAAGGGTTCGCCCGCCTTCGGACTCTGGCAGTTGCCGGGTTTCGTCCGCTTGCCAAGCGGCATAGATGCACTCCGAATAAGAGTAGGAGTGAGGAGAATTTAACCAATGCCACTAACTGATGCCTTTGGGACGCCATTTAATCCGGTTGCTGACCGCAAGCGGATCACTGCGAGTTTTACTCGTCCGTCTGATACGACTCAATACGCGGCCGGCGACGTAGTGGGGCCAGTTACCACTCCGGCAGCGATGTCATTTCCTAACGCTGCTAAGGGTAACGGAGGCTCTGGCCGAATCCTTGAGTTGATGATGGCCTTCGACCTCGAAACGATTACCACTGCGACGTTTCGCCTCCACTTCTTTAACGCGACGCTGACGCCGCAGGCCGACAATGCCGCGTTTACGGGAGTCTCGACTAACCCCTCCACTTATCTGGGGTACATCGATCCTCCGATTTTAGTGACGCAGGCGGGCGGCACGTTGGGCCAGATTCGTCACACGATCAACAGCACCACCACCAGCGGACTGCCGTTTTATTACCAGTGCGCGGATGGCGGTTCAGGTCTGTGGGTGGTTATCACCGCTCTCGGAACTTACACGCCGAAGTCCGCAGGGATTGTGCGGCTGTCTCTTACTGTCGAGCGGGACTAACCGCTTGAACGTGGAAGGCGTGGCGGTCTTTCTTGGGGATCGCCACGTTTCTAACCTATGTACTCAAACCAAAAAGTTCTAATCGATCAGTGGTGCAAGGCGACAGTAGAGGATGCCGTGCGTCTATTTCACTTCGCCAGAATTCAACCTGTCAACGAGACTGAACCACTGGAAAAGCTTGCGGTCAAGTGTGCCAACTCCGCATTCCAGCACGTTGCAGAGACGATAATTGGCGACAAGGACTCAACGGCTAAGAGATACGGCGAACTCTGCTATGAGCGGTTCAAGCGCGAGATTCCGCGAGTGATTGTCGCTGCCGAGGTCAAAGAGGTAATTCATTGATCCCCGAACTCGATCCGCATAATCCTGATACTCATATCGTGCTGCGTGAGGATGACGTTATCAGCGCGGGCGAAGCTCGGTGGTTTCGCAAGCAGTTGGAGCGTATTGGGGGTAAGAACCCTCATGGTCAGCCGAATCTGAAGATGATCTGGGGTGCGACGCACCAAGACCCGATGCAAGTGGATAAGGGAATCAAGTACCTCGACTTCATTGGCAAGGACGGAATTCAGTTAGGCGAACGACGATTCATTATCGAGATTTGGCGATCACCGGAGTTTCTTGTTCGCAGTGGTCGATACAAAGTTTTGAGTGATTCGGGAACCGTCAAAGACTTCTATTTCTGCAAGGGGTGTCATGCGGAACTGGCAATGAGTATCGATGGCCCTGAACGATGCCGATCCTGCGGATCGGTACGCAATTATCTTCGGCAGATTCGAGAAGATGGAGAAGGTCAACTGCTGTGTGATTTTCCGGCCGAGGGTTGTTATGACTACTGGCTGAGACTTGAACGAGCAAACCTGACCTATCACCCACCTGACGATGAAATCTTAAACATCGCTCGCGCTCTTTGGGCATGGGAACTAACACCCCAGAACAAGAGGGACGAGCTTGAGCAGGCAGATCGCGAAATTGCGCGACGCCAGGAACTCGAAGAACTGCGGCGCCCAAGTGGGTTCGTTTACACGGGGGCCGTTCCTAGTCACCTAATCCCCCGCTTGTGAGCGGGGAGAAAGAGTAACCATGTCAGAAACAGCACTTCCAACCATATTGCCGCCGATGGGCGAGGCAACGCCACAGCAGCAAGCAGTGAAGGGTCAGACGCATTGGGTCTGGACTCCTTATCGAGACATTAACAACATGGGGCCGATTGAGATCCGCTCTCAGTTGGGCTACCGAAATCAACGCTGGACGGTGCTAAAGCGATGCACGCCCTATCCACTGGGAAACCTGACATCTTCCGAGGTCGATCGCGAAGCGGCGTCGGCGTCAACCGGATTCAATGTGAGTTCCGATTCACTGCCCCGCCTTGAGCGGGTGAAGTTTGCTCAGGATCAGGCCGCTGAGTTGGGTCAGTCCTACGCGAATGACGGACTCCGTGTGCTCCTGCCGTTTCTTGGGATGGATGACACTGAACTGGTTGGGCGAATATTCCTGACGGTCCAGCCGTTTGAGTACGAAGTTCACGAAATGGCTGAGGAGTTCACCTCTGGCGCTGAGAAGCGTATCCGCGAAAGCAATCTCTCGGACGCCGACAAGGACAAGGCCAGAGCCGTAGCCAGGATCATGCTGAATGGCGCGAAGGCCGCAGAGACAAAAGCGCTCGCGGAATACGAAGCACTGATCTCGTCTATGAGCGACAAGATGGCTGGTGGTCAGGGCATCTCAAATCCGAGCACCGCTTATCAGTCTCATGCGTGGGTCTGCCAGCAGATCAACAAACCTGTCCCGGCTCGCATTGATCGAACAGGCGGATCGGCGGGTAGTGGTGATGCAATCAACATTCTCGCGAAACGTGCGTTGCAGGAAGAGTCTGCGGCTGAATCGATGGCGGCTCAGTTAGCGGAGGAACGAGCCGAGCGAATCAAACTCGAAAGCAAGATTGATGCTCTGCTCGCCGCGCAAGAGCCAAAGACTTCAGCTAAACAGCCGAGGGCGTAAATGTCTGTTCTCAGATCAAGATTAGTCGGGGAAGTCTACGAATACTGTGGCAACCCCGACGATCGGCCCTTAGCCGAAAAGGGCTTACCGCAGCAGTTTGTCTTTCAGGTTCTCAGTGAGACCGAAGATGAAATGCTTAGAGACTTGGAACTCTCAAACCAGGGCCGAAGGATTGATAAGCAGGAAGTCAATCTGGCGACAGACGAGTTCGAGTTCACATTGAACGACGACGCGGCATCACCTTCTTACGTCACTCTGCAAACCGACCCATCTTCTACCGTTTGGTTTCCGGTTGAAATCGTAATCCCGAGCGCGTTAGCGCAAGCCTCCGCAGAAGGACAGTTTGCGGTAGCGTTTCGAGGATTGAGTGGTGAGGTGTCATGGCAGCCTGACGCTTCTCACGTTCTGAAGGTTTGGTATGAGCGTTCAGGAAATGATGAGCCTCGACTAGCTGAATCCACAGAACTCGGAAACCTTTACGACTCATATTTGAAGTTAAGGACGGCTGCGCAATGTCGGGAGATCATGGGCCTGCCCATTGGCGATGTGATGGCATCTCGATTGTCCGGAAGTGAGAGACAGTGGCAGCGGTTTGTGACAAAGGGCGCTCAGAAGGGGGCGGGCTATAAGACGAGAGTTTTCACCCCTGCCCGACTAAGGCGTAACTATCCTTTTTTGGATCGCACAAGATTCTTCGTTCCCCGATGAGGTGACAATGCCGACATTTAAGATCGCAAACACAACCAGAATTCAGGCCCGCGCATTAGCCGCTGCCGGCGATGTTGACGGAAACACGTACCGCAACCTTCTCTATGCGGAGCAGATGACCTACACCGCCGACGAAGACAATTTAGGAAGCGTTTTTGTTGGCGATGCTCATGTTTCCACGACCAGTCACGACGCTGAATTACACGCTAGCGACTCTGTGAATAAGCAAGAACTGGCGGGCGTGGATGACTACATAGTGATCGACAAGGTACTGGCTGCTCCTGGTGCTCCTACGGCGGCAACAGGGGGAGCCGGAACTAACCTACTGACCGCAGGGAACTACAAGTGGAAGGTCACGTTTGTTACGGCTGACGGTGAGACTGAAGCCGGTACAGCGTCAAATCAAATCACAGTTGATCCCGCGGCCCAACTTCCCCCGGCATTGTCTTCTGTGCCTACCGACGCAACGGCAGGGGTCACGGTGACATCTCGGAAAATCTATCGTACAGAGGCAGGTGGGACGGTTTACAAACTCTCGGGCTCGATTGCGAACAACTCTGGAACAACCTACACCGACAATATTCCCGACGCTAGTTTAGGTGCCGCTGCTCCATCTACGAACAGTGCCGTTCCGATGAAGGTAAACATGATGTGGAAGAGTCCGTTTCCGATTGAGTTGACCTAATGGCAGTTATCAGATGCACTCTTTCAACTGTTCTCGGCAGATTGATAGCCGCGGTCAACGCAGCTCCCGCGGCGACGTGGGCGACGACAATCTCTGCGTCCAATGATGCCCGCAGGAATGACACCGAACTAACCAACATCATTCTGGCGGCTGATGCGAGAATCTGTGCTGCTCGCGCGTCGAAAGTTGGCGACGGCTACCGATCTTTATTCCTGTCTTTATCGGCAAGTATTACGCACGGCGGAACCATCCCAGACCATCTCGGGCCAATCGAGCAAGTAACGATCAAGTACGTCTCCGCTGACACTGACTACAAGGCTGGAAAGTTCGATGCGTCTCTCTCTTTGGCAGACATTGAACGATGGCGCGCGAACGTGGGGACAAGGTATGTCACGGCCCATAATGCCGCGAATTCCGCTCTTTCAGGCTTCTATATTCGGCGGGGAAATCAACTTTTCTATACCGGGGCCGACGCGAAGTGCCTGATAGCCACTTTTACGCGCTCAGGGGCTTGCCAGAGCCCCGAAACCGACGAAGACATGCTCTTAGGGCTTTCTCTCGGAGATTGCTTGAAAGAGGGCGATGTGGGGCCATTTATAGCCACGATCGTGGCCGATGCGAGGGCCGAGTACGCGCTTCTCCTAAAGCAAGACGAGCCTAATCCAAGTGAAACGGTCGTGTTGGCAGCATGAGCTACACCGAACTCACGTTAGCGAATGATACTTATGAGCGGCTGCGATCTGCCGGGGCGAACATTCCCGCTTCGATCACCCCGCGTCTCGTTACTTTAGTGCCGTCTGCGCTTCGCCTATTGCCGACCAAGATCTGCGAGCGATTTGGAGATGCTGAAGCGGAACTCTATCGGAAGAATTACACCGTTGCTCTAACATCTGGACAGGGTAGTTTGGCCACCCATACTGCCCTCACTTCCGAGCCGATGATTCCTTCTGAGATCGTAAAAGTTACTCATCCTGATGCTGTAACAGACACGAATGCTGACGGGAAACTGCGGAAGCTCGGAAGCTCAAGCGCATTGGATTTGAACCGTTCGGAAGAGTTCGCTTACTTCGCCGTTGAGGACAACACGCTCTTTACGATGATGGCAAACGATCGAACCGCGTTAGGGAATAATGCAACGGTGCGCGCTGCATATCCTCCGCTAATCTCAAACGTGAAATTCAGTCACGAGCCGATGCTATTGGAGTGCATGATTGAACTCTCTCAAGGGATGGTTGTTCAAGCCGCATGACCGCAAAGAAACTCGATTTTCCAGTATGGCTTCAGGGGACACCTGAGCAGCAAGTCGCAGAACGGCAGCGCCAGGATCTTCTGCGTGCATCATTCACTCGCGCCAAAATGACTGAGAGTGAAAGACTGATCGGCCGGGGGGCGTTACTTGAAGCAACCGCAAGAGGAAATCTTGAGGTGTCCGCAGGGCGCAACAAAGAGGCTCGGATACTTGCAGAGAATCAGTTAGCTGATGCTTTGGCTATGCAAGGACAGTTTGCGTTAGCTGCGGAAACTCACAATGACAAACACCGAAGAAAGTATTTCCGCGACATCGTGAAAGCGATTGAGAAGCCTGACACGGAAAAGTGCGACTGTCCCGACAGCAAGGCCACAATGAATGATGTCGAGTTAGCAGTAACGCCACGGTTTGAGAGAGAGAAAATCTTTTCTCCGCTGCATGGCGACTTGGTAAGCGTGATCGAATGCCAAAAATGCGGTCATCGAAATGCCAGGCCACCGCGATCCAGATTGCTTCCGATGCAAGCCGCATTGAGCCAGGCAGAAGCCGCAAGACGTCCAGTACAAAATGACGCCCAGGTGTTAAGTCGATGACAGTAAGCGTATCTCTTTGGCGATCTCGTCAGGACAATAGAACCTATCATCGTTCGCGCAATGGGTTTGATGGTACTCCGCTCTTTGGGCGGCACTTTCGTAAGCGTCCGACGCGGCTCGGCGCAATGAACGAGCGATTTCCTCCTCGTGGTATTCCCACGTGTGATCATCGCCAGCGGCGAGTTCGCGCAGCCTTTGTGCTTCTTGGTCAATTTGCTTGTTCGTCATGCCGCTATTTCCTTTCCGTCTCTACTGATCAAGGTGAGTTGTCGGTGCCTCAGAAGGTATTGCTTGGCACGCTCTACCGTCTCCGGGCTGTCTTTCCACCGTCCAAGAATGAGATTGCACAGACTACAAAGCAACCCGCGAACCTTGCCCGTAGAGTGATCGTGATCGACGAACAAGTGTCGCTTGCTAGGAGGGCGGAGGCAGATGGCGCATTTACCATCTTGGGCCTCAACCATTGCATCGTAGTCCGCAATGGACATTCCATATTTGGAAGACAGGTTGTAGCGCCGTTCCCGAGCCTTGCCTTGCGGAGTCTTTTTCTCGGCTCTGTTGCTTTCTCGCTTACGCTGTTTTACTTCTGGTCTAGCGCGATAATCGCGGCATTCTTGCTGACCCTTTTCGGTGGCGCGTCGAGTTTTACTAATCCGCCGACTAGCTGCCCGGCCGAGTTCACTCCGAATATATTTATTATTGGCAATGCGGGTCGCTTCCCGACCTTTGGAAGTTGCTCGATAGCGATGCCGATCCTTAATTACGCACTCAATGCACTGCGGGAACAAGCCGTCAGGACGAGTGCGGTCCCTGTGGAAACCGTACACGCTTTTTTGCGTTTCGCACTTCGTGCACGTTTTGAACTGTTCTATGATGGCTTCGGTCATTCTGTTTCCTCTCAACTAGGAAATGGCTTGGCAAGGCCCGTTCATTCGTTTGCGCGAGTGTTCGGGCCGTTTTGTATTTTACCATGAATGCTCTTAGCGACACCGTTTTTAATCACTACATTTCGAACTCGTCCCTAGTCGATTCGGAGCGCGGAGCGTGCTTAACAGGGTCGAAGAATTTAACCTTTACAGGTGCAGGTCGGGCGCAGTGTTTTCGTGGCCCCGCAATTATAAATGGTGTTACCGGATCTAGGCTTCTTTTTAATGCCATCGACGGTTCTTACGCGGGTTTGGGAGATTTCAACACAGCAGGAATCGGCAACATCATTGGCCTGATCGCTCGTGCGTTGGGAATCATCGGAAGCGGCGAGGTCTATATCAATGGAGTCTCACGCTCGATCTCAGCATCTACGGCCCTCCAACTGTTGCTTTATGTTTCAGCGAGCTACACAGGAACCGGAACTGGCCCTTTTACTGCGGGCTTAGAACCGCCAACTGCACCAACTTTAGCGAACACACCAACTGCATCAACGATCATGTCAGGCACGTACTCTGCCGTGATCTGGTTTGTGCGTGGGGCTACAGGTGGTCGCTCGCGTAGAAGTTCGCCCTCTGCTGTCATCGTTAATTCAGGCTTCAAGATGCGCCTCACGGTCGCTGGAGCTGATTTGACCTATGCAGCGAGCGTTGGTGCGGATCGCATTGGCATTGGGGTTACAGCGGCCGGATTTGGCTCAACGGGTCCGCATTACGAAGAACGAGAGATAGCGATCTCAACTCTTACGACGGTTGACACCGTTGCGAATTCTGTTCTGTTGGAGTGGGCCGATCCTCAGTTAATCGGCAAAGACCTCGCTCCGATACTCGACTATCCACCACCGGCGGGAGTTTTCGCCGCCGCGCTTGAGGACGTGGTTGCTGTCATTGGTTGCTATGGAGATATTGGCACCGCTGTAACATCAACGACCCCCGGAACCGCAATCGCCGTTTCCCTTCCGGTCTTCATCGAATCGTTTCCACCCGACTCCCTCCTCTTTCTGCCCGCCCCTCCGAAGGGTGTCTTGTCTCGGGCCGCTGATGGATATGTATTCATCGGAGGAGAGGGGTATGTTGCGGCGCTTCTTTATACCGGCGGGGCTAACCCTCTTTCACTTAGAGTTATCTGGCCGACTACGGGAATTCAAAGCCCGAATAATTGGTTTCTAGGCGAAGGCGGAAGACTGTACGCCGCAACTGCTAAACGTGGATTAGTACGAATTGATAGCGCAGGGGAGCCTGACACATCGTTTGCCGAAGATGTTGTTGACGACACCGCATCATGGACGATGGCGAATGTTATTGGTGGTTTCGATGCGGATCACAATCGTGATGTATTCGGACACGATCAGACACTTCTGCTTTTCAATCCTCAGAGAGAAAAATGGGACACGCCGATTGACCTGAGTACGAAGATTACCGGATCGCTTTGTTCGTGTGTTCCCGTTTCTGGGGGTCTTCTATTGGCTGCGAATGATGGCTCAACAATTCGGCTTTACACTTTTAATTCCGGTACGGGAATGACTTACCAAGCCTATGGGCAGATCCATCTATCAGAAGCTGAAGCTGATCAACTTTTAAGAGTTGAGATTGCCGTTCGCTCAGATACGACCAATGCAATCACAGTGAAGATATTCACTAACGGTGATGGAACCACGGCGAAAGACACACGAACGGTCACGCCGACTGCCACAAGACAGCACTTGCCGACGCAGAAACCCAACGTGAGGGGCGCCAAGTCGCACCAAGTTTATCTGAGCCAGGCGTGTGGGACGGGTGACGCGGGGCCGGATCGCGTTCGTATTCGTGGAGTGAGTTCAAATATATCGTGAAGCCAGAAACCTCGGCACCAGATATTGACACTACGATGGCCCAGCGTCAGGCCGCCGATGCTCAGGATAGCTTTGTGAGTTTTACGTCTGTGCGATCTCTGACTTCGGGGGCAGGGTCTCTATCCACCGGAACGCGAGCAAGTAAGCCCGGTAGCGCAGCTCTGAATGACTTCTATTTCGAGACAGACACGGGCTGGCTGGACTATTGGGCGGGAACGGCGTGGAAGTATCTCGCCGGAATCAATGTCGGCACGGATGCCACCAGAGCAGCGATCACTGTTACCGCAAATGATAACGGAGCGCTTTTCTTCACGAATGATCAAAATAAAATCTGGCGAGTAGAAGCCGGGGCTTGGGTTGATAAGTTCGTGACGTTGGATCTCACTACGTCACTGAAGGTAGCCGGGAACAAGGTCATTGGAGCGAGGGGCGCGGCGGTGGCTGACGCTACGGGTGGAGCAGTGATTGACGTGGAAGCACGAGCGGCGATCAACGCTTTGTTGGCCCGATTCAGGGTAACGGGAGGGCATGGCGCGATCGCCGACTAACGCATGAGAATTGAACCCCTACCCCCTGAACGATGGCCTGAACTTGCTCACGCATACGCAGAGTGTCGTTCTGACGATCCACTCCCAGAACTTAAACCTGAGCAAAGCATTATGCTTGCGGCATTCGATGGCGATCAGATCGTCGGATGCGTGGGCGCCGAAAGAACTTGGCACGTTTCGCCGCTATGGGTTGCAAGAGAAACAAGGGGCAACGGATTGGCTCTGCATCTCGCAACCGAGATCAAGAAATACAACACCGAAGGCTTTGCAGAGATGCTGGTTACAACTAATCCTCATGTTGAAACGCTTGTCCATCGTATTGGATTCTTACCGATTCCCGGCGTGATTTGGAGACGTAAATGAAAGATCGCACAGACAAGAACAAACTCGCTGAACTTGAGCGCCAACAGGCCGCTGATCGAGCAGCACAGCAAGCAGCACTGGCCGCGGCCACTGCCCCCAAACCCGTTGAGACGGCGCTGGAAACAGAACAGACGAATTGGCTTGCTGACACGTCGGGAAAGAATGGTCCTATTGACATCGCCACAATGAGAGGCATGGGGCCCAGCGTCAACTTGTATCAAGGCGCAGCCCAAAGGCAGCAAGGCGAACGGATGGGTCGAGGCTTGATCCAGATGGGCGCTCAAAACACGAATCCAGGTTTAGGCGCTTTACTCCGTCAACAATCAGACGATCAGAGACAACAGGAAGCCGCAGGCGGGTTAGAGGCGGCGTATCGCATGAAAGACGCTGAGATGCGCGGATCGATCATGCCTCTGCTTGGATTGCAGCAACAGAGAACTATGGGGCTGGCTGGGCTCACCTCAAATCAATCACAGAATTCAACGAATCAGTGGACTAACTTTCGACCGGCTCCCTCTATTTGGTCCAACCTCCTCATGGCGGGCATTCAGGGCGCGGCTGGAGTCGGTGCGGGCATGGCAACAGGCGGCACTGGCTTCTTCAAGAAATGAGCGTAACGATTCAATCGGCAGAGTATTGGGCAGACTGGCCCAACTCGCGAGATTCTACTTTCGAGGTTCGCGCTAAATCCAACAAGGCGTGGGTTTCGGCTGAAAGCGAAGTCGTTCCTGCGAACGAATCTCGTGTCGTGGGGACCGGAACCATCACGGCACTCCGTCCTACGATTCCAAATCTAACCCTGCCAGCCACATCAGCAGGGTTAGATGATCAAACGGCTCGCTGGACAGTAACTCTCCACCGCATAGGAATTAAGAGCGTTGTCAGTACAGTGCTCGATAATTTCCCCCTGCCTTCATCGTTTGAGCCGACTGTTACCTGGGCACAGATCAAGATCAACAAGAACGGGAAACAGCCATTAAGGGATACTTCGGTTTACACCAAAACTGAAACCAATACCCAGATCGCGCTTGCAGTCGGTACGTTGGCCGACGCTTCAACCACGCTTAAAGGTCGCACTAAGATCAGCGTCGCGCCCGTCTCCGCGTCCAACCCCATAGCAGTAGGAGATAACGATCCTCGAAACACGGACAATCGGGCACCGATGGCAGATACCCCCTTGCTGATGACTTTTTCCTACTCTGGTGACGGCTCACTAGCCATAGGACATCCCGTCAAGATGGTAGGTGCCAACGCAGTTATCACTACCACCTCCGATACCAAAGGATGTATTGGAATAGTTGCGTCCGGAATCGTCGGCGCGGTTACGGTTGCCATTGGAGGCTCGCAAAGCTCTCCGTTCTTTGATTCCGTTATGGACGGGACGGAAGGTTATTACGTTGTCATCTCTCCTACTGTGAATGGTCAGCTTCATGCGCAGGCATCGTATCCGCCTTCTGGTCAGGTTATTGGGAGGGTGCGATCTGTAACCAATGGCGATACAGTGGCCGTGATTGAGCTCTTTGGAGGCGAGGTGCGAGGTTTTGGCGATCCTCTCGCGTCCGTGGTCAGCGTGGCACTGGCAGCTACGTCAGGTGCTGGCACGTTGGCATCCCCTTATATCGGATGGGACACGGCTATTACGTGGAGCGCTAACTCTACCTATATCTTCACTTCACAGCCTGATGGCTCCCCGGCTTACTACGCCTACTCTACCGCTCCAAATTGGGCCAAGAAACACATTCGCCTCATCGGCAATGGAAATATCCTGAAGTTCACCGGAACAGGTAACGCAACAAGTTTCATTGGGGCGGCAACACCGGGAAGTGGAACTTTTGGCGTAAACTTCTCAGATTTCGTGATCATCGGCAGCGCCACTGCTACTCGCGGCATGTACATGGAAGCCTGTCATCATGCCATCGTGCGAAATATTCAAGTTCGAGACGTGACCACAGCGGCGTTCGAATTTCACTTCGCCATCTTGAGCACTTACGACAATCTACGGTATTCCCAGAATGAGGATACGGTAGTAGTTCAGCCAGCAAAAGGTATCGTCACTAACATTCGGAATGCGGGGGAAACCGTCCAAGCCTGCACCTTCATCAACCCGATTATTGAGGGTACGAGCGGCAATGGTATCGACCTCGCTAACACTTGGCAGTGTCAATTCATTGGAGGATCGTCTGAGGGGAACGGCGGTGCCGGAGTCATTCTAGCCTCCACTTGTGAGGGTAATACATTCATCGGTACTGATTGCGAATCCAACACGGGAGATGATTTCAGCGATGCAGGCTACGGAAACATCTTCACTAATGTTCTCTCCACGGGCGCTACCACCATTAAGAATGCTGCGCGCTATGCGGTTATTAGGGGTGGGGGCTTTAACAGTTTTACTACGGAAGCGAGCGCGCTGGGCACGGTGATTGACGATCATCCGTCGTGGGACATTTCAGGCTCAGGTACGGTAACGGATAACTCGTCTACAACTGACTGGCGTACTTCCATGAAGCGATACTCGACGGGGGCGCTTTCCGGCCCGAAATGGAACGCTCCTACACTGCTAAATAGCTGGGTAAACTTTGGAGCGCCCTACCAGACATCGGGTTATCGAATGCGCGGGGCGGAAGTGTTGCTGCGAGGGATGATCAAGAGCGGTACGGTGCCTGCGGTAGCCTTTTCACTGCCTACTGGTTTCCGGCCCGGCAGTGACGAGTCCTTTATCGTGCGGGCTGGGAATACTTTTGGAGTTGTTACCGTCACGTCAGCGGGAGATGTCACGGTAGAGATTGGCAGCAACGCTAATGTATCGCTGGAAACGGTGAGGTTCACGGCTGAAGGCTAACGAGGGAAACTAAAAATGAAACGAGTCGTAATTCTATTCTTTCTGCTCTGTTCTTTGACTATCTGCGTGAGTGCTCAGGTATCCACTAAAGAAGTGGTCAAGGTGACGACGGACATTACCGGAGCATCAACTTGCGTGGTCGGGAAGATTTATTATAACGCCACGAGTCTCGTGAATTGGGAACGTAACGCTGCGGGAGTTTGTGCGAAAATCACTTCGGGGGGCACCCCCGGGGACGTGGCCGGCCCCGCCTCGTCAACGGATAATGCAGTAGCTCGATTCGACGGCGCTGGCGGCAAGACGCTTCAAAACTCGCTGGTGACGATTGATGACAGTGGATCGGTGAACATCCCTTCGGGACAAACCTACAAAATCAACAGCGTCGCACTGGCGAAAGGTGACATTGGACTGGGTAACGTTGACAATACGAGTGATGTCAATAAGCCGGTAAGCACCGCGCAGCAAACCGCACTGGATCTAAAACAAAATACGATTACCTTCGGCACCGGTGTTCAGACAGCGCTTGGTGTTAACGTTGGTTCCGCAGGTGCGCCCGTGCTAAATGGTGGGGCGTTAGGCTCGCCTTCTTCAGCAGGCACTATTCCAGCGTTTACGCTTGGCGGCACTGTAGCAGGTGGCGGCAACCAGCTTAACAACGTCGTCATCGGCACCTCGACGCCGCTGGCGGGTTCGTTTACCACCCTTAGCTCGACTGGTACTTTTACTCCCTCTCAAACCAACGGGATCGTCGGCACGACCACCAATAACAATGCCAATGCTGGATCGGTAGGCGAGTACGTCACCGCGAGTGCTGCTGGCGTCTCCATCACCACCGCGACCTCTAAATCTCTTACCAGCATCAGTCTCACCGCTGGCGATTGGGACGTTACGGGCATCGTCTACTTCCTGCCCGCCTCGACTACCAGCATCACTGAATTAGTGACCGCGATTAACACGACTGACAATACCGTAGACGCCACCAGCGGCAAGTACCTCGACGATCTAAGGGCCGCATACGTGCCAGGAGCCTCCAGTGTCATCACTCAGGCACTACCTGCTGTTCGGTTATCCTTGAGTGCTACCACCACGGTCTATCTCGTCGGACGAGCAGTCTTCACCGTTAGCACTATGTCCAGTAATGCGTTTATTTCGGCGCGGCGGGTTAGGTAGGTCCTACCAGGGTTCAGGGATAGCCAGTGGGGGCTACTTCCCGCGAGCGACCTCAGTTGAGGTTTGAAGATCGTACTTGGCATTCGCTCTCAGGTCGGATGGCGGGCAATCTCCGCGCAAGATGCGACCCACTAAAACCTTCGCCCGCAACTCATCAACGTAAACATCTCCCTCGGTGGTTTGCTGTAAGCAACTCATCACGGCATCGACGATCTGTTTTGGTTCTGGCCGGGGAGCAGATAGAGCAGCGGCGATGATCGGGATGATAAGTTTCTTGGCGTCCGCTGCGGCCTTATCCATGTCTATGTGCCACGGGTCGAACATGGGCAAGATTGCCCGCGCAACTTGCTCGGCAACTTGTTCTACGTCAGGGCTTGCAGGGGTACGGGTGGCGAGGTCGGCCCGGACGTATTCAACAATCGTATCGGGCTGGCTTGCGTTCGGCGCGTAAGCGATTCCGATCCAGTCGCTCTTGCCCGCTCGGACACAGACTCGGATTCGCTCTGGTGGCTCCTGCGCGCCCTCTGGGGTGACGCTCTGCGCTGACTCTGGCACTTCCGTAAACTGACAATCCCAACACTCTGGCGATGTTTTTATCGCGCCACAGTTCGAGCATTTGCGCTCAGGTGCGGTACATGCTTCGGCTTCGTTGTCGCGTCCACGATGAATGAATTTGCCGTGTTCTGGAGCGGCGGGAAAGAACGCGGTCGGATGATCGCAAAACTCACACGACTCTGTTGGTTTATCGCTCATAGGTTCTCCTTGTGCCACTCGCGGACTGCTAATAGCTCATCTATCGCACGTCCCAACACTTCGCCTTTATCAAACCAGGTATCGTCACCTTCGCGTCCGCTTTGGTGCCACGCAACAGCGGCATCAACAACCGCGTCCTTGCGGCGATCAACTTCGTCCAAAAGGGCAGGATCGTGACCGTTTGGGCATATGCCAGCTTCTAGTTCAACACCGCAGAAGCATTCAGGAGTTTCGTTGGTTGGTTGCTCCCCTGCGGCGGGTTGATGTACCCGTGTCGCCATATCCTCTGCCGTCATTTGCTCTGATCTCCGCGTGGCCTCATTCTCGCGTTCGACTTGTTCAGTCCACTGGGCAAAGTCTCTCTCGAACTGCGACTCAGGGCCGGGTTGATGTACTGGTACACTCTTATCGACTGGCAGGTGTATTGGGGCACCGAAGTATTGTCCGCAACGCATGCACTCTGCCAACATACCGCCGATACCCTCGAACTCATGTCGCTCTGGCTCGTTTGGTAGCGTCTCAGGAGCAGGACGCGCGGCGGGCAGATTACTCCCGCGTCAATAAGCATCTTGATCGCCATATCTTCGCGGTCGAGTGCGCGCATGAAGTCGGATCTCACGCCTTCGTAAAACTCATCGCACTTCACGCAACTCTCAGGTGCTTTCACCGTCTCACTTGATTCCGTCATTTGACTTGCTCCTGACTACAGGGCTTCATGGCTTCAATGCGATCCAGTTTCGTATTCAACACCCTTGTGGATGGATTTGAACTGCACGGGCCTGACAAAAGGAGCAGAAAGACCATGATGTATAGCCCTGTCCGATCTGTTTTGCACTTCGCGTAATCAATAGGTTCAGTCATGCCTTACCTCCTGAACGGATAGCGTCGGCTAGACAGACTTTCCACATACCAGCCGCGCCGTCATGTATCCATGTCTTGCCAGCGTCTTGGTACTCAACTGGCACACCGATTCGACAGTACGGGCAAACCGCGCCCGCACAATCCTCTCGCACCTTTTCAACGAGCGCGACGATGGCATCAGTCAGCACTCGCTCCTCAGAGTCGTCGTGGCTGAAGTCTTCCGCGATCTCTTTTGCCGCTTTGTTTATGTCAGTCATTGGGCTACGCCTCCGCACGTACAGGTTTCACAGTGCTTAAGTATTTCCGGCTTTGGGGCCTCTGTTATCTCTCTCACAATCGCCTCTTTGAAGTCCTTCCGCTTTCCGAACTCTGCAACGCAGGGACCGCACATCAACCCGCAAAAGCCGCCTAGCCGAACGTGATGCGTTGGCACTGAATGCGGGGTTGCTAGTTCTCGCGCACAACGGCTGCTGTGCGATCCGACTCCACCGCTCAAGGGGTTTGATTCGTAATAGCAATCGGCGTTCATGCGGCCTTCGCTTTCTGATAAGTCCCGAGTTCCCTTCGGAGTCCGTCTCTGATTTCAAGAAGATCCGAATACTCAAGCCGAGGGTTTTCTTTGCCGATTCGCTCCACTTCCCGCACTGCGGATTCCCCGATGTCGAGTACCAGGATCAAGCGGTACGGCTCGGGCCGTTCGTTGTGCAGGGCGTTACACGTATTGCACTGTGGCCTGACAGCCCGTTTCACGTCCCAGCGAAGTGCCAATACCTTGCGGGTAATGTAGTGGCCGGGGTGAAGCTCAACATCGAACTGGCCGCAGACGAAACAGCACCTTGTGTCTCTCAGAACGATTCGCCGTGTAAGCTCGTCGCACTCGTCACGGATCGCCCGTTCGCTGGCGCCGGCCACAGTCTTAGCCTTGCTCACCCGTCGCGGCCCGATTCCTGCCCGTAGCATCCCGCTGGGGCCTCTTTTCGACCCGAAGCCAGCCTTACGCTCTGGGCGCTTCAAATCGCTCAGGGCGGGGCGTTTGAACGGTGTTCGCGCCAGTTGCTTGTGTGTTGGTTTGCGCTTGATCATTTCTTTTTCCAGACCGCACAGTTTGTGAACGCGCTGTCAGACCAAATCGATCTACCTCCGCGAATGACCGCATGTTGCAAAGCGTTCTGAACGCCCGACTCAACCAAGACGGCCGGAAGCACGGGCATGGGCTCAACTCTGTAGGTACACTGTCCCGGCTGATTGCTATTGATTCGCGGCTTCTTACCGCCCGTCATTTGCCACTTGGCCCACGTACAGTTTCGACAGTCGTTCATCTCACTTCCCTTCCCCGCCTACGCCAGCGGATTTTCTTCGTCTGGAATGCTTTCATCGAGCACCCAACCCAACGCGGCGCGAACGCCTTCCTCGTAGGTCATGCCGAACGATTTACTTGGTTTGTCCGCTGCGGTTGCGGCCTTGTCAGCCATTTCTTGAACTTCATTTTCGTCTCTCATCTACTCCCTTTCGGTTATCTCTGCTTCCTGCGGGGGCGCGGCAATCGGCACATCAGCGGGTTCGCGGATTGACGCCATCCAGTCGGGTTCTGATTGGCTCGCGCGGACTGGCATTAAAATCGAAAACGCGTCACGTCGATCAGACGGAAAGATAAAAGCTGGCGCGTCCGGCTTAATCGGAACTACGGCACAGGCAAACGATCCCAGCGCACAAGCCGCCAGTTGCTTAGGATCAAGGAACGCAACGACCGGAGCGGCGGGCATTTTGGGAATGACTTTGCGCCACTGCGGAAACTGGTAATTGGCCTCTGGGTAAACATCGCCGCCAACGATCCGCCCGTCCTTAATGTGGAAAATTACGTTTGGCGCAAGGCGAATTCGATCAACATCGGGAGCGTCCAGATTCTTATAGGCAACCGTGAGCGACTCATCGCACACTGCCTCAGCGTCTCGAAAGATAGCCAACTTCGTGCCGTCCGTAGCGATCACAAATGCGCCTCCTAGTGGGCATGGCTCCACGCGCAGCATGTTCGTGAACCTATCCTCTGGCTTAGTGAACGCTTGCGCATCTCGCCAATACTTCGCGCTGATCTCGATCATAATCACTTCAACTTTCTGCGCCCGTAGCGCGTTAAGAATTACTCCAAATCATCAACACCACTCCAAACAAAACAATGAACCCAATGAACACCAGAGCACGTCCCAGAGTGCGGGGCCATGACTTGAGAGGTTCAGGTTCAGTGTGGCGCGTGAGCATAGTTCCAAGCATCAGTAATCGTCCTTCACAGTTTGAATTTTTCTTTCAACAGTGCGGCCATTTGCTCACGGGCCACGCTCTCAATCCCGCCGCGTTGCTCAATGAAAGCCTTCACGGTTGGTTCGAGCTTGGTCGCTAAATGCTCGTCGCAGAATCGCTCAACCGTGAAACGTAGGAACGCTTCTAAACGGGTTGGCTGGCCGCTATTTCCAGCGGAGGCACTAAACCGAACCGAAGGGCGGTCGTCTGTTTTTGAGTACAGGAAAACACGCTCGTCCAGATATTTGCTGACCGCACCCTTAACCAGTCGATCCAGCGGCGTCTTAACGTCATCGTATCGCCCCGTAACGAACTGTTCATTTGACAGCATTTCGTCTATGACTGGCCCAATGCGAGCGGCTACAGCGTCTTTGATTAAAGTGCCCGCGTGTGACAGGACGGCAACTCGCACAGCGTCCGGCATCTCCTCGTCAACCACAGCCCGTACAGCGTCTCGTATTTCGTCTTCGCTAAGATTTACGTTCATCAATTCTCCCTTTCAGTTAGAAGCTATCCGTTCACTAACCCTCGATCGTGATACCCAGAATCAATCAAGCTCTGAGCGCATTCATCGCAACACTTAATCTTGAATCTGCCGGGTGTGTAAGGCTCAGAAACGACGCGAACAGCCTTGCGATAACAATGCGCCCCTGGTTCTGGGGCTAGTTCGCAGTAGCCATCTGGCCAGTCGTCGGGTTCAGCGCTCAGAATCGCGCTCATGATTTACCCGCCTCTCTCACGGCAATCGGATAACTCAGAAACTCGATGCGCACACAATCCTTGCAGAAGCCTCGAACTCCATGTCCACAGATGTCCATTTGCAATAGAGCTTCAAGTACGCCCATTGTCGCGTGGTAGATAGCCCTTTGCGTGTCCATGCCCGTGCTGGCTGCGGCGTCTCTGTGTTGCTCAGGTGTCATTGTTTCGTTACCTCTTCCCAAGACTTCAGAGCAGCCCTGGCAGCGTCCCATCTTTGCCCAGAGGCCAAATAGTATTCTTCCAGCCCTTCCATCGCAGCTACTAGATCCGCTATTACAGATTCCCTGCGGTCGTATTGTTCGACGAATAACTTTGACTGATCAGCGCGGCCCGCGACGTAAGCGATTTCCGTGCTTTTCGTGCCCGCTATTCGCCGCTCTTTCAGCATGGCAAAATACTCTGCCCACAGCCCCGTTACTTCGTCAGACTTGATTTCGTTGCTCATTGAGTACCTAGCCTTCCAATTAGATCGATTAGCGGATCGAGATAACGCTTCACCAAAGCATTATCGTGTTCGCCGTTTTCGGCCACGCAATAAATCCACTTCGGCATCGCGTCTCGAATCTCTTCCAGCAGTCCCCTGTCTGCCTCTGAGGGAAAGGCGCGGGCGTTCCACTGAGCCACAGAGCGCATGATTAAATCGTCTCTGGCTTGTCCCGTGATGCGAACATTCGGAGGACTTGTTCCAATGAAGCAACCGTTACAGCGAACTCGCTGAAAGTGATCGCTCCACACGGTGCTGGTACTCCCGCAAAACGGACACGGCAATAGCGCGGGTCGATCCTTGTTCTTTGTTTCACTCATAACTAATCCCCTTCTCCCCCTGCCCCGTGGCGGCTTATCGAGGTTTGTTCGCCGCTACAATCTCGGCATACATCGCGTCTTTTTCTGCGCTCAGAGCCTTCGGATCAATGTCGAGATACAGTCCGATGAGTTCAGCCTTAGACGGGACATCGAAGCTGTAAAGCCCTTCTTGTAGTCCGCAGCCTCGGGTTCGCCCCCACTCTTCGTGTTCGTAAAAACATTCCTCAGTGTGCGAGTGATATTTCCCGAGCGTGAGCCCTTGTTCATCAAGCATGTCGAGGAAGCCACTCAGCACCCGCGATTCGTGCTCGTGCGCTTTCAGCTTTTCATGTAACGGATATTTCGCCATCGTTTCTCCCTTTCAATCTCTACAGAGGGCGTCAGGCCGACTGAGCCGCGCTTAACAGGTTGTCAGGGCATCGCCATTCCACGATCTCAACTTGCTTCCTAACCTTGACCTTCGGAATTGCAGCGACAGCAACCGGATCAGCTTCTTCAGTTTCGATCTCTTTCGTGCCGACAACGACGCGATCACAGATAAGATCGCGGGACTCCGCTAGTTCGATTACCACGCCGCCGAAGTCGCGGGAAAAACGGAAGAAACTATCGTCAACTTCCTTGTTTCCGCTGCCGAGCATTCGCACATGAGCGGCAAAGTCAGCCTTGCCTGACGGGAATGCCGTTGTTTTGCCCGTGTTCATTTCGTAGGGCAGTTTAAACTCAGGATGCGATTCTAAGAAGTCGCAAATCCGCCGCATTGCATCAATCTTCTGTTGTCGTTCGTTGTCCATAAATTCCTTTCACGTATTCGTTAAGCGCATCAAGCACCGCGGGCTCTAGCGCGATTGTGTTGCTTGGCCCGTAGCCGTTTTCGGTCGTCAAAACAACGTGATAACCATCGAAATTGGCATACACCGAGTCGCCTAAATATCGTTTTTCACTCATTAGAAATCCTGTTTCAATCCGCATCCCTTAGCGCACACATATCGACTGAAAGAGAATCGCAAGTTGTGGTTGTCATCCCTCACCATGTTGTGATCACAGTGCGCATATTTCTCTGCTTGAATCTCCCAAAGTGATCGTAGTGGAGGATGTTCTAACGCTGGCGGCGCGTGTTCAGGACAAAGCTGAGGGCCGCAGCCACACAGCAGGGTTCTCTCGCTGGTTGACTGTGCGGGTGATTGTGTTGGGTTGTTTTGCATTAGTGATTCCCCCTCTTTCGTTTACGCGGCCATCTTCTGCCGCTCTGAGCTACGCTGCGATTGATTCAGGGCTAGGCTTTCCGCTTCTCCCGTATTTGTTACCGTGGGGATGAACGATTGCGTGACAGAGCGGACAGAGCCAGCGCACGTCTAAGGCTTCTCGATAATCCCAATGATGAGCCTCAAGATCGCTGGTTTGTTTTTGGCAGCGTTCGCACCTTTCTGGCTTAGTTACTGTCCCGGCTTTGACGGCTTGGCCGAGTACGATGCGCGCGTTGTGCGCTTCTTTGTTCAAGAGCTGATGCGCACGCTGCCGGGATACACCTAAAAGTCTACCGAGCTTTGTAGGGCTTGTTTCGGGCGGAAGCTCCGTCCTGATAGGAGGCCGGCCCTTTCGGTGATAAGCCAACGGATCGCCGTATTTGCGTACACGCGAATAGTGCCGCACACAGAGGCCGCGAGTGCTGGCAATTCGCTCGCAGCCTTCAACCCCGCAAGGCGACTTAATGCCTACCCGATACGCTTGAATCGGGCCGTTCATGGGCTGACCTTTGTACCAGCGCTGGTAATGTGCCGTGCACCATCCCCGCGCACACGCTCGTCGCTCGCACCCCGCCTCTTTACATGGTCGCCGTGTTGTTGCCATACGCGTTACTGTACCGCGAAAGGTACGCTCTTGTCTACTATTATTTGTCGATAGCCGATTATTTCCTGTAACCCCTTGAGGCTAAAGGCGTTCCGCAAACGGTACAAATAAAGATTGAAGTTTTAATGCCGGATCGGTATAGTGCGGGGCATGGAACCTGATATTCGATTGACGATTCAGAGAGCTGCGCGGGCTCTTGAATCCAAGAAGATTGAGAACCCGAGCCAGTTAGCAGCAGCTGCAAACATAAGCCGCTCAATGGCTACAGCGGCGTGGAATTACAACCCTAAAAACGGCTCACGATTGCCCGACTTGCGAACCTTGTGGAAGATTGCAAGGGCGTTAAACTGCAACGTTGGCGACTTGGTTCAGTTTGTAGGCACACGTCGCCCTAAGTCGGCAGAAGCGAACGGGAAGAAGCGTTAGAAGCAGAATCCGACCGCGCACAGAACATCGTCCATAAATGACGACGGTTCGGCGCATCCCGGCGGCGTGGGTATGCTCCCCGGTATGCACACCGGAGGTTCCTGAGCTATGACGGAAAGGGCGATAACGCACACGATGGTTAGGGCGAAAAGTAGCTTTTTCATGGGGAGAACTTAGCTTGAGTTCAGCTTTTATTTTTGCGACAAATCAGAGCGTAGACCGAGAGGTTGAGGTACGGTTCTGTGCTCTGCTTACGGAAGCGGTGGATCTATGGAAACGGGGCGATTTTCAGGCTTCGCTGGACTTGCTTGCGGAAGCTGAACCCATGATTGAGATGGTTTCAGATGATCGGCGGGGGAGGTTTCACAATACCAGGGCGATGGCGCTGCAAGACTTGGGACAGCACGATCCGGCCGTCATTGAATTCTCCGGCGCTGCGGCGCACTTTGAAGCCTGTGGGAACGTCGAACTTCAAGCGATCGCCATGAACAACGCGGCCCGATCTTTTTCACTGTTAGGTAATCACGTGCTCGCGCATGAAAGCGTCGATAAGGCGCTGACATTGTTTACCGATACCGGGAATCTTGGGCAGTCGCATGATCAGAAGGCGCGAATCTTCTTAGATGAAGGAAACGCGGAAGCGGCAGAAATAGAAAGCCGGGTTGCGGTAGAATTACTTCAACAGGTAGATCAGCCCAACGTGTTAGCCGAGGCTTTGACTACGCACGGGATCGCATTGGTTCTCTGCGAAAATAAAACAGCCGCACGGTTGGAATTTGAGCGTTTAAGTCTTGTGTACGATAAGCGGATCATGTTAGAAGATACGCCCGACCTTGTTGACTCGCCCCGTCAACCCTCGTCTCCCGGAAAGGCTAGCCGCACAATGCCTCTTGCCCTGACACTGGAACGTTCAGAAGAACTCATTCATACCTTAACGGTCAATGATGACGCCCAACACGCTCTGGAATTATTTGAATTAATCGCTGGGCTCTCAATGCCTGACGAGCCTATTGCAGATCGAGCCATGCGCAGACTGATTGTTTTAACCGCGGAGTTTGAGAATTTCTATCAGGCTCAGGTTGCGAGATTTCGACCTCAGCAAATAGACGAGCCTCAGACCGACTCAGAGAATTAGCCTACCGCTGAAGTTCCCGGATCACCATTTCCAATAAAGGCTGCTTCTCCCGCTGCTTTGATGGTGGAAGAGTTTCGTATTTCTCAATCAAATCCCTGGCAATCCCATTCACTGCCTGATCACTCGGCAAGTCAAAAACAACGGCAATGATCTCCGTAAGGGGCACGGCATAAGCCGCTGCGATGGCCTCCATTAGCTTCGCGCTGGGGTTCGTGGCTTTGCCGTTTGCGAGGTTATCCAGATAACCCGCAGAGATGGCATGTCCCCGGCGCTTGGCCCGATCCGAGAGGGCCGGGTGGCCCGCATAGCGGTCACCGATCAGGGTGCCCTGCATTTCTTTATCCTTACGCTGAATCCACTCTTGCAGCGTTTCTCTCTGCCTTTTCACGGTATCCGGAAGCATAGCACCGGGCCGTCCCACTATAGTCGGAAAGATTTCGATTATTTCTTGTTGACTTCTCATGAAAAGTTTTTTATTATCCCCCTAGCAGGAAATAATCGGATGCCAACCACAAATAAAACGCCACTGTACCGAGTCGATTTAATAGCCTACGCAATGGAGCGCCGGGGCTGGGACATCATTCAAACCGCCGACGAGTGCGGCGTTTCCCGTCCCTCCGTTGATGCAGCTCTGGCCGGAAAACTCAAGACCACAACGAAGCTCCGGCAAATGGCAGACGGCTTGGGCGTTAGTTGGAAGCACTTATTCGACCTCGAACTACCGAAATCAAAGTTTCATCTTGCCGTGTTGAATGGGGGTTCTGCGCGGTAGGCAGGGCGGGTTAAGTTTCGCTCGCCCTGAATTTTCCAGTCTGTATATCACGAACGCGAGATTCCGCAAAGCAGCAAATTGACCGAACGGGCTCAAGACAAGATGATTCAACGCCAGCTAAAACTGAAACTCACGCCGCGCCAAGAGCGCCAGTTGAACCATTGGCTGCGCCATCTTGGATCGGTGTGGAATTGGGGCGTGAGAAAGATCGAGCAAGACGCTCAGGGTGGTATCTACTATTCATCGTTCAGCCTGCAAAAGCTACTCAATGGTCACGGCGCAAAGATCGGAGTCCCTCAGGACGTGATCGATGGCACGCTCAAAACTGCGCACGAAGCGTGGCAGCGATGTTTTAAGAAGATCGGTCGCAAGCCTCACCTAAAAGGCTATCGCAATCGTCTCAACTCAATCGCCTTTGCTCACGGAACTAAGATTTATGGGGACCGGGTTTCAGTGGTTAAGCTCGGACGCGTCCGGTTCCATGCGCAAGACGTTCCCGAAGGTCATATCGGACAGATGTGGATCGTAAAGAGGGCTTCTGGTTGGTGTCTCTGTGTTTTCATTCAAGCGCAGCCCAATGCGATCCCGCGAATTGCCAATGGTCAAATCGGAATCGATCCCGGCTTCAGCGATCTGCTAACACTTTCAACTGGCGAAAAGATTGCGCACCCGCGAGAGCGCGAGGCTTTGGCCTTGAGGCTTGCTCAGGCACAGCGCGGGAATGATCGTAGGCTGACCGCACGAATCCAGGAGCGCATAACTAACCAGCGCAAGGATCGCAATCATAAACTCACGCGGCGACTCGTTTCAGAGAACGTCGTAATCAGATTCAGCAAAGACAACATCAAGGGAATTGCCAAGCGATTTGGCAAGAGCGTCCTGAGTTCGGGGCACTATCAGATGCGTCAGATGTTCGCCTACAAGAGCCGTATAGGCGGTAGCGAATATGACGAACCTGATTCCAGAAGATCCACCATCACCTGTTCGACTTGCGGTGCTTTGACTGGGCCGCGAGGGCTTGCAGGGTTGAAGGTAAGGCGTTGGACGTGCGGCTGTGATGCCGAGCACGACAGAGATATTAACGCTGCCGTGAACACGTTGAATGCCGGGGCGGGAGCCGCCCACGAGAGGCAAGCGATTGCCGCCTGAAACTTCAGTTATGCAAAGGCGAAGAGGCTCAAGATATGACGCTAACAATCAGACCCCAAATCTTCCGCACACATGACGGCACAAGGTTAATAACTCATGGCGTGTTCGATGGTGAGAAGTTTGTTTGTTATGCGATCTGCTTCTGCAGCGCTATGCGTGTGATTGAGAGGTATCTATGAACCCAACAGCAAAAGATTTACAGCAAGTCAGAAGGCTCGTTGACGGGGTTGCAATGTCTCGCTCAATCACGGTGCGCGGAAAGCCTATTTGGGCGTGGAGATTAAGCCCTGCACAGCGTCGGATCGTTGAAGTGGCATGTACGCCCGGACTGTTACGAATCGACCATCTGGACAGAGTTTTGGACGCTAAGAACGCAGCAAATAACGCTGTGCGGGTTGGTTGAGAAGGGGTAAGGATGATTTCGGCGCAACAATCAAACAGCCCAAGTCCGCACGTCCTGCGCCGCGCCAAGCGGATGCACGTTCGTACTCTTTCGCCCTTCACTTATCTGGTGATTCCAGAGCCGGGAAAAGCGGTAAGAGTCGTCACCCTGGATCGCAGTGACACGGGCGTTATCAAGATTGAATGCGTGGATCGTGAGACTGGCGAAGTCTGCCCCGCTAATTCTTTTTCAAAGCACTGCGCACACGTGGAAGCTGCGCTCAGGCGATTGCTAATCAACGCCAAGAAGCAAGAGAAGATTCAGGCGGAAGAGGATAAGCGAAACAAGGCAATTTCAAAGTATGCGCGAACGATTTTAAGGGCAACGAAACAGCCAAACATTAAAGGAATTCAACAATGAGTGAAACACAGCAAGCACTTGAGCCAATCCAAGACCCGTATCTTGACCTTATTCGAGAGGTGACCGGAAACCCGGAACTGTCCGCCGAGAAGTTAAAAATTCTGGTCGATATGCGGCTGCTCTTGGAAGACCGCGAGGCCGAGAAATCGTTCGATGCGGCAATGAAGAACGCACAAAAGGAAGTCGTGGCCCTGAAGTGGGACAAGAAGGGTGACAACAATCACTACGTCAAATATCCAACCATCGAAAAAATGCTTCGCCCGATTCGAGAGAAGTTCGGGTTTACCCAAAGTTTTGACGCCGAAGTAAGCCCGGTTGCGGGGCAGATGATTTTCTGTTGCGACGTATCTCACGACGGAGGTCACACGAAGCGATACCGATTACCAATGTCCATTGACGGGCAAGGGCCAAAGGGCGGCGGCGTAATGACCGGAGCGCAAGCCGTAGGCAACGGAACATCTTATGCCATGCGCTACCTCCAGAAAATGATCTGGAACATTCCCATGTTGGTAGACAAAGACGATAACGACGGGAACGAGCCAAAGAAAGTGATCACAGCGTCCCAGGTTGCCGACTTGCGAGCGTTGGCGGACGAGGCAAAGAGGAGCGGCGAAACCGGGGCTGACGTTATCAAAGGCTTCTGCGAGTACATGAAGATCGACAAGATCGAAAACCTTCCAGTTGCAATGTTCAAGAGCGCGGTAACAGCTTTCAATAAGCGAAAGAACGCAAAATGATTGACGCGATCGACACCGCCGAACTTGAGCAGCGAAGCCTTGAGTGGAGAATGGCGCGTTGCGGCGCCGTGACGGCGAGCAAAGTCTCTGACGTTATCAAGACGATTAATGGCGGCAAAGCCTACTCAGCGAAGCGAGCTAATTACCTCGACATGATCGTAGCCGAACGAATCACTGGAAAGCCGCAAGACTGGAAAGAAGTTAAGTCACTTACAGACCGGGCTGAAATGGAGCCCGATGCGCGGGCCTGTTACTCGTTCTATACGGGCAATGAAGTCTCTTTAGTTGGGTTCGTGCAGCATCCCTCGATTGAGCGAGCCGGGGCCAGTCCTGATGGCATTGTGCGCAGAAGCGGCATGATTGAAATCAAGTGCTTGGACGCGGGAAATCATCTCAAGCTCTTTTCTGGTGACGATTCGGTAATGCTCGAATATCTGCCCCAAGTTCACTTTGGAATGGCTTGCACTGGTCGCAAATGGTGTGACTTTGTGGCCTTCAATCCAACGATGCCCGAAGAGATCAAGATGTTTCGGCGGCGCATCGAGCGCGACGAAAAGGTGATCGCAGCGATTGAGTCTGAGGTCAGGAAGTTCATCGCAGAAGTTGATACCAGGGTTGCCCACATTTTCTCTCGCAACGGAGGGCCGCAATGAACAACTTCAAGGACTGCATCTTTCGGGTCGAGTCGGCGCTAATCGCCAGTGCCTTGCGGAAAGCCAACGGGAGCATCAGCACGGCTTCTAAGCTGCTCGGATTTGATCATCACTGGAAGCTGGCCGCGCTAATGAAGCGGCACCCTGAGACATGGAGTTTACGAACGCCACCAATGAAGCGCCGGCAGTCGGTAATTCGACGAGTGCCAACCGAACGCGAAGGCGCATGGCACAGAGAAGCACTTTAGTTTTTCTGCGGGAATCACGGACGCACCGTGGCAGGGAGCTACTACCCTGAGTTTGAATCCGCAGACACGCGAGGGACGGTGGGCGTCCCTCGCAGAGATTTCCCCACGCAGTCTGACGGCGCTTTATTTCATCGACGGCCGCTCCAGAGTGGGTGACGCTACGTGGTCTTTTCGGGCTGCATACGTGGCGCAAGTTCTTTGATTTTTCCTCGGGTAGTGGTTGAAGCAAATCGCTATACGGGGGAAGGGGTTTTGAGAGAGAGAGAAGAAAGATGCCGTTCAAAATCACAGTTGAAGAAACCAGATTAGTTACTCGTCCCATGCCCCGAGAATGGGTCAAGTTGCGCGACGATTCGGACGAGCGCGGTTACGCACCCCAAGTTAACTACCAGAAAGTTGAGCAGACGGAGATTTATTCACAGGTCGTTGAGAGTCTGGATATGAAGGCCCTTGTCTCAACGATCAATCAAATCACTCGCGCAGAGTGAATCTCTTATTGCAGGAGTTGAGGTAAAGGAAATGGCAGACGAAGCAACGTTAATTTCTGAGGTTTGCGCTGTTCATTGTGGTGTCTGTGAGGGCATGGATCATCACTGGATGCCGGAATGTGACGACGACGGTGAGCCCGTGATGGTCTGCAAACACTGTCCGGCGGTTAGAGAAATTGACGATGACGAGGAATGGGACTGAGGAGCAGAGCATGTTGTTTTCGCACCCGCTGTTAACCGTGAACACTCTTGAGTTGATGAAGCTTTGGGGTGAGTTATGCGAAGCGCGTCTTGCCCTCAATGGCTACGGTGGCGACACCGCAGAAATCTACGCGTATCGCTTCATGGCCTACGATCCAACGGCGCACAGTGAGGCTATTAAGGGCGACATGCGCGAGCTGGCGATTGAGGACTGCAACGGGCTTGCGGCGAACTGCCTTGCGGCTCTCTGTGAAGAGTTTGAGCGAGCCTACGAAGTCACGGTGGAGATCGATGGCGAGTCGATCAAGGACTGGCTCATGGGCCGCAAGGAATTGCCCTACAACTGGCGGGCGCACGTCAAGGTAAGCGGATAGGTTTCGGGGCCAGTGAGAAGCACTTAAACGATCTATCGAGTGACTCGGGGTTTAGAGATTCTCCTCGGCACTGGCTCCGAAAAAATAAAAGAGAAAGCGAGCAGATAATAGTGACGATTTACACAAGTCCGGCGTCCTGGGAAGCGGCCGGAAACGGGAACCTCTTAGCGAGGTGCCTCGGATCTAATTCTGCGCCCTCGGGTGCGAAATTGCTTCCCAGAGCACCGGGCATCTCGCTAAGGGGTTTTTAGTTTATGAGGCTACCAGGATTCATTTATGTGGTCCAGATGGAGGGTCACGACTACTTCAAGATCGGGCGTACATCGAACGTTCGGAGGCGAATGTCGGAACTTGGGATTCAGCTTCCCTGTCCGTACCGAGTCGTCATGGCTCATCGCGTGTCGGATGCAGTGCGCGCCGAAAAGCATCTACACGAAGAGTTCAAACACGTGCGCATGAATGGAGAGTGGTTCCGTCTCACACCTGATCACATTAAAGAGATTCAGGCCGATCTGCTCTTTATACAGGCCGATGATCTTATTTCCAGGGTGGTGCGCGCCTTAGCCTCAGACGATGAGCTTTTCCCTCGCAGACTCCAACAGTATGGCAAGGTTATTTTTCGCATCGGAGGGCGAGCAGAACGCCGACTAGAGACATACGCAACCATGCGTCATGCCCGATGCATGGCTGAAGCCGCAGAGTCGGACGTGCTGGAATCGGAGTTCATCGCATGAAACTTCCAGCTCTGCAATTTTACCCGGCCGACTGGCGCAAGGACCCTGGCGTTCAATCTCTCAACTACTTCGATCGTGGCGTTTGGTTTGAAATTCTTTGCCTTATGCACGAGTCAAGCGAGCGCGGAAAACTACTACTGAACGGCAAAGCGATGCCCGATGACGCCCTTGCGCGGGTGCTTGGTTTGGATAACCAAACATTGAGCAGCACGTTAACCACGCTTTTGACCTATGGGGTAGCAAGCCGAGACGACGAAACCGGAGCACTAATCAACCGTCGAATGGTTAACGACGATCGGCTGCGAAAAATCCGCGCCGAGGCGGGCAAAAAAGGCGGAAATCCCGCTTTGCTTAAGCACACGCCAACCAACGGGGATAAGCAAAACCCAACCACCCGGCTTAAGCAAATTCCAACCCCTTCATCTTCTTCTTCAGTTTCATCTTCGGATGTAGAAGAGCGCGGCTACCCCTTCGACCACTTCGCCGTTTTGGAGTACGCCAACACCTTAAGGCCCGAGCCCGGCTTGTCGATTTTTCAGGCCGAGACGATCGCCGCGGCCGTGGCTGATACGCCGGAATCCCGCGCAACCTGGACCTCGATTATGACGATAGCGAAGGGGAACGACTACCAAAAGAAAAACGCTGGAAACATGGTGGATAGATACCAGCGTGAGATGGCGAAGATCGCATCTGGCGAGCGCTCGCCACTTCCCACCATTCAAACCGCCGAAGAAAAGAAACGCAAAGAGATCGAGTTGCGGGAAAGGATGAACCCCAATGCGCGAACTGCATGAGCTTCCTTCGTCGCCTGAGTCTGAGCGAGCAATGCTTGGCTCGATCATGTTGAACAACCTTCTGATCGAAGAAGCAAAAAGAGACTGCCCGGTTGACTGGCTGTACGTGCCGTCTCACCGCATGGTTTTAACCGCGATGCTGGCCCTGAACGCTCGCCGCGAAGAAATAAACGGCGTCCTGGTTGGTGAGGAATTGCGCAAGGACAACGCCTTTGAATCGTGCGGCGGCGCAGTGTTTCTGGCGAACCTGATGCACGGTGTCCCGCCGGCCGCGAATCTCAAAAACTACATCAAGCTGATTCGAGAGGCGCACCGCCGAAGGTGGGCGTTGAAGTTTGCCGAAATGATCGAGGCGCAAGCGATCGACGGTGAGATGACGCCCGATGAAATGTTTGCCCAAGCAATCAGCAAACTGGACACGGTGCGAGGCTTGGGAACTGAAAAGCGCCAACCTTCAACCCTTGAAGACATCGCAGACGATCAAATGTACCGCTATGAGCGATTCTTTCAGGGCATATCAGACGCTCTGCCTACGGGTTTTCCTGAGATTGACGAGAACCTTATGGGTGGGGGGCTATCCCCGAGCGGACTGTACATCCTTGCTGCCTCAACGTCATTGGGTAAGACAACTCTGGGCCTCGACATTGCCGCGAACATCGGCGGATCGGGACATAGAACCTACGTGGTATCGCGTGAGATGTCGCGTGAGTCTTTGTTCGATCGGCTGGTTGCTTTTCAGGGTGGCATTCACCGCTGGAAGCTGCGTCCAGGCATCTGGGAATCCGACTACAAGCGAGCGCAGCGGGCCGTTATCCAACTGGCTGAGAAGCCGATTGTTCTGGACGACACCAGCCTGACGGTTGGCGACGTGCGCGGCTACCTCAGAGAGAGTGCAAACCGAGGCAATCCGGTTGAGTTTCTGATGATCGACTACCTGCAATTACTCGAATCTGAAGGCAAGCGCAGAGAGACAAGAAACCAGGAAGTTGGATCGGTGTCGCGCGCACTCAAAGGGCTGGCAATGGAGTTTCAGATCCCTGTGATTGCTCTAAGCCAACTCAGCCGAAATTCAGCGAAGGAACGACGCGAGCCGGAGTTAATGGATCTGCGCGACTCGGGCGAAATCGAGCAAGACGCGGACGCGGTGTTCTTTCTTTTCGGTGAGAAACCGGAAGAAGGCGCGAAATACTTTGATCGAACTCTCAAGTGCAGCAAGCAACGAGAGGGGCCGCTGTTTCGAGTTGAATTGCCATTCAACGGCGAGTTGGTCACTTATCGCAGAAGGCCACTGGAGGAAGTCGCATGACGCCAGAAGAAGAAATCCAATATCTGAAAAGTGAGATCGAATGGCGCAACAAACGAATCAAGCGCCTAGAAGAACTCAACGAAGACCTTGCGTATGAAGTGGATCGCCTGTGGCATTTGGAGTCAGGCGAGATCGCAGCCTAAGCAATGAGCACGAACGAAACCACGATCAACTATCTACCGCTATTCGATCCACCGCGATCGCGTAACAGTGATCCGGTGAGTAGCCATGAAGCCGAGCGCGAGATGAAGGCCAGCGGTCGCATGACTGAGCAAGCGGAAGCGGTGTTGAGGTTGATCAAACAGTTCCCCGGTTGGACGAGTAAGCAACTCGGAACCTGTCAACCGGGATTAGATCGTTATCAGGTGGCGCGACGATGTAGCGACTTGGAGTTCATGCACCTTGTTTACAGTTCGGGCCGTGACAGGCCGGGCCAGCTTCGATGGTTTCCAGAACGTCGGCGGGTAGTACGGGAGACTAAATGAGCGCGGTATTGCAAGAAGAATTGGTTTCCATTGAGCGGGCGATCCCTATGCGCCGCGTGTGGGCCATGCCTTCTTCCTTCACCTTTGATATTCCCCCGATCCGCGCTTTGGTCAAGTCGTATCTCTACAAATCGAGGGTGAGCGTTGATCCGTTTGCGCGAAACAAGCGATGGGCGACATACACAAACGATCTGAATCCAGAGACAGCGGCAGAGTCCCATGTTGAGGCTTTGGAGTTTCTTGCGGACCTGAAACGGCGGGGTGTTAAAGCTGATTTGGTTTTATTCGATCCGCCCTATTCCGCAAGACAGGTTATGGAGTGCTACAACGCGGTCGGGCGCAACGTGACGATGCAAGACACGCAGGGCGCTTCGTGGGCCAACTGGAAATCGGCAATCGCTGAAATCTGTACGCCGGATGCGTTCGTGCTTTCGTTTGGCTGGAACACAAACGCGATGGGAATACAGCATGGTTTCGACATTGTGGAGATTCTTTTAGTTGCTCACGGCGGGGTTCACAACGAAACTATTTGTACGGTCGAGCGCAAGCGCGAGTCGGCCCAATTCAGCTTGATAGGAGACGGCGATGTTCATTCCTGACGCAGTAGAATTGCACCCCTGCACAATCGTTGGCACGGATGCTGACGGCAAAGAAATCATGGAGCAATGTGAGGAAAACGATCCCGCGATTGCTTGCTGGTCCGTCTACTGGCACGTAAGGAGCGGCGGATTAGTTCACGTCGAAGATTTTGCAACTAAGGCGGAAGCAGAGAGCGCGGAAGCGTTGCTAAACAAGGCTCTAAAAGCAATGGAGATCGCATGAAAAGACGCTGCTTACACGGCTGCTACATACCTGAAGATGACATCTTATCTGTCCAACTGGAAACAGGTGAGTTCCTGTGCGGGAAGCACGTGGAGATCACTATCAAGCCTCCTATTCCCTCAACCGATGGCGGATATGCCGCAAAACCGACGTGTCGATCCGCGTACTCAGGGAGTATTGGAGTTCCAGTAACTAGGAAGTTGGAAGCGTAGCCGAGAAGTGATGAGCGCAGTTATTCAACAAATCGGAATGGCGACGGTCTACTGTGGCGACGCGTATGAAATAGTTCAGACGCTCGAGCCGCGTGGTCTTTTGCTCACCGATCCGATGTACGGCATGGGCGCAAACGCTAAAGGGTTGAGCAGCAATCGCGGAATGTCAAAGATGATTGGTGGAACTCTGGTTGATAACCAAGATTGGAACATTGATGACGACACCAAAGCGTTTGATCCTGCTCCATTTCTAAGGTTCAAAAAGATCGTCATGTGGGGCGGTAATCACTTTGCGCATCTATTGCCGCAGTCTCCGAAATGGTTTGTTTGGGATAAGCGCGATGGCGCGGCGAGTGACGACAATTCCGACGCGGAACTAGCGTGGTCAAACCTTGACGGTAAAGCGATCAGAACCTATCGGCAGTTATGGAAAGGTGTCTGCAGAGCTGGACGAGAGAACCTTTCGCGCAATGGAGCCAAGCTGCATCCCTATCAAAAGCCCGTGGGCCTCGGGAAGTTTTGCATCGCACAGGCAAAACTGAAACCCGGTGAACTGGTTGTCGATTTCTTCGCCGGATCAGGCGCGTTCGGTGTGGCTGCGTTGGAAATGGGCCACCCTGTAATCCTTGTTGAGAAAGAGCCGCATTTCTTTGATGTGATATGCGAACAGGTTGAGCGGGCGCAACAGCAAGCCAGTTTCGAGGTAGCAGTTTAAGGGGAGTAGAACCAAAGCCCAATGGCAGAACCAAAACAGAAACCGGGAAGCAGCAAACAGGACTACGGCACGCCGTGGAGTTTAATTCGTGCGATCGAAGCGCGTTGGGGATCTCTCACAATCGATCTTGCGGCGCGGGCCGATAACGCAAAGGCTCCGCTATTCATCACGCCGGAAGAAGACTCGCTAAAGCAGAACTGGACAGAGAGGATCGGCGGCGGACTTGGTTGGTTGAATCCAGAGTTTGCCGACATCGATCCATGGGCTAGGCAATGCAAGCGGTACGAAGTCGGATCGGACTTCATCATGCTCACGCCCGCCAGTATCGGATCTGAATGGTTCGCGGAACACTGCGAGGGCAATACAAAGATCGTGGGCCTCAGGCCGCGTATCAAGTTTGAAGGCTGTCACAACCTTGACAAAAACAAACAGCGGAGGTGTGACGATTCATGCTTGGGCTGCGCGAGCTACCCGAAGGATTGCATGTTAAGTCTGTGGGGCTCTCGCTTCGATCGAGAACCTGTATTTCAAACGTGGCGCTGGGATGTTCCGGTGGCAAAGATTTCGGCGGCTGCATAGAGGGGAACAGAGAATCAGTAGGGCTATAGGTGAGTATGAGCGCAAAAGGTGAGGTTATGGAAGAGACTTTCACAGACAAAGAATTTTGCCGACACTGGAAGATTGATCGGGCTACATCGCTGCGCTGGCGTGAGGATCGGATCGTGGGATACATCAAACTCCCGAACGGCCAAATCCGGTACACCCAGAGCCACATTAACGAATTGCATGAAAGGTTCGGTCATTCAGCGGCGAGTCAAAATAGCGGAGGCGCGATCAAGAGTCGAGTCGTCAACATTGGCGTAGCGAAACGTCGTGACAATGGAAGTGTGGCCCAGAATGCGTGACACCTCAGCCAATGGCAAACCGCCCTGCACGAGTCTTGTGGCGCACGTATGCCGCAGGTCGTGGAACTTTAGATCGCTAATCCCGGCGATCCTTTTGGCGGTGGCCCACGATCTTTTTACCGTGTCAGTTATGCCGAACACGCGAAGCGCAGGATCGCGCTGGGGAAGTTTTTCCAGTTCTTCCAAGAGTCGCGGGGTGATCGGAACTTGCCGCGCCTTCAGTGTCTTGGTGTTGAGGGCTTGGATGTTGATTCGCTTCTCTTTCAGGTCAACGTCACGCCACCTGAGCGAGAGAATTTCGCCGCGCCTCATGCCTGTATCGAGAGCGCAAATGATGATGGTTCGGAGTCGTTCGCGTGGGCCGTCACAGGCATCTAATAACAAATCTTCTTCCGCGTCGGACAGGATGCGAGTGCGTTTCGTTTCGTCCGATGTTGAGATGATCGTATCGCTGCCAGAGAACGGGTGTTTGAGTATCCAGCCTTCGCGGAATGCAATCGTGAGCATTCTACGGAGCACTGTTAGTTCCCTGTTTACCGTGGCGATGGATCGCTGTCTTGAGGGTGCTTTCTTGAACTCAACCAGCTTGTCGAGCCGTTTACTTTTAAACTGAAGAATATCGCCGTGAGTGATAGACCGGAGACGTTTAGAACCAAAATGATCCGCCAAGATCTCAACAATTCTCTTGACCTCGACGTTAGAGCGCAGACCGCTGACCTTGCGGCTGTCTATGAATCTGGCCGGGGTAGCGTAGCGATCCTTGTAATGCTTGGCGAGTTGTGCAAAAGTGAGGCGCGACGAATCCAGAGACTCTTCGCCGCGTTCTTCGACCTCTCTCAGAAGTTCTTTGATAAGTTGGCGGGCGTGGGTTCGGCTGAATGCTTTGCGCTTAATATCGCGCCGTTTTCCGAACTCGTCAGTGAAGGTTATGCGGGCAAATATCTGCCCGTCTTTGCATTTGAAAATCGATCCTGTACGCGGTCGGCTCATCTATTCCACAAATTCAGCCACAAACCTAGTGCGCGGGATGCTAGCCCAGACAGCATCGTGCAGCAAGGTCTACGGCGCTGGAATAGGCTCTCTGGCTGTTTTATTTCGAGCGATGCGGCAATGAGCGGCAGAGGCCAGCGGAGGGCCACAGAGGGCTTCCACACTCTTTTAACCAGTGGGTCGCAGGTTCGAGTCCTGCTCGGCTCACCACATTTCAGATTTAATTCCACAAATCAAACACACATAGACCACGAAAAGTCTCTGAAAAGGGGCTCGCCGGAGGTCTATTTCTGTCTACCTATAGGCAGCAGGTCGGTAGATTAAACCGCAATCTTCTCAGGACACGGACGCCGCAACCGGCCCCGTTAAGTCCTGAAGGCGAACCGCTCGCCCTAAAATTACTTGAGCACTGACATGATCACGAGCAGCAGACAAACCACACGAAAGACAAAGATGCCAGCGATCTGCCAGTGTCTTGCGAACTTCGGCTCCACATGTGCATGTTTGACTTGTGCCGCGAGGATCGACCTTGACCAGCACCCTACCAGCATCTTCCGCTTTGTAGGTGAGCATATCGATAAAAGTAGACCATCCGGCATCGTGAATACTCTTGGCGAGATTGTGGTTTCGCGCCATCCCTTTGACGTTCAAATTCTCGACCGCGATCAACCCAAAGTTACTAACCAGGGATCGGCTAGTCTTATGGAGAAAATCGCGCCGTTGCGCCTGTACGTGCGCGTGAGCGCGTTGGGCCGCCAGCACGGCTTTTCGTTGCCTATTAGAACCTTTCCTGCGCCGACTAAAGCGCCTCTGCGCGATCCTCAGGGCCGCTTGTCCCGTCCGATAGTAACGCGGGTTCTCAATCGTGCTCCCATTGCTCAGAGTTGCGAAGTGCGTCAGGCCAACATCGACGCCGATCACATTCGGATTGAAGGGCAACGGATTGGATTCCACTTCGCAAGCAAAGATCGCCAACCATCGTCCAGCGTCACGTTTGATGGTGAGCGTCTTAATCGTGCCCTGAATTGGGCGGTGCAACTTGATTCTCACTTGCCCGATTTTGGAAACGCGCAGTTTGTTTTTGGTGATCGCGTTCCCGATTTGGCGAAACGTCATGGAGTCGTATCGTCGGAAGGACTTGAATCTTGGGTAGCCCGCCTTTTGTCCGGCCTTCACACGGCGAAAGAACGCGTTGAACGCAAGATCGACGCGCTTCAAAACATTCTCAAGGACGTTTGCGCTGATAGCGGCTACATCGTCCCTGATCGGTTTTACTTGGGCGAGTTGAAGCGTCTGGTCAAAGTAGCTAATCGATTTGCCGCTCAGCTTCCATGCGTCACGTCTTTCTTGCAGTCCTGCGTTATACAGCTCCGCACAGATCGCAAGCTGGTTGTTAAGCGTCTGCGTCTGACGTTTGGTTGGATAGATTCTGAAGCGGTAAACTTTGTGCGCCATGCCGAGCGTGTCCTATCACGTTGGGTACTGGTAAGGCTCGATGGATCGTTGGACGCGGTCTGTCGAGCCGTTCTTATTTTACCACAGAACTCGGTCGGATCGGGCAGTCTACGGGCTGCTCGGTTCGTCACTTTAGGAGGGTGAGAGAATGGCGGAAGTAAACATGAACCCACTGGCACGGGTCGATGTGATGCTTCGCAACTGGGTTCCGTCGGAGAAGCAAAACGCAATGCGCGAAGCGATCAACGCAGCAATTAAATACCTGCGGGATAGGCGCGAAACGGCGCAAGAACACGTTGCGTATTGTCGCTACGTTAACCACGGCCAAGACGAACACGGCGCAGACATTCTCACGATTGAAACTTGCGATTCGGACGCGGAGGGCGCATTCCGAGTCTACCGTTAGGGAGAGGACAAATGAACAGAATCAAAGAAATTGAAGTCAGTTGGGAAGACTATAACCAGCGACTCCAAGACGCGTCTAGGTACATCAGTTCAGATGGATCGGGCAATTACTCGTGCTCGCTTTGCGATCACAGTTGGCGTGCATACAAGCGTTATTTGTACTGGCCGATCTTCCTACGCTGGCAGCGGAAAGCGTCTCACAAGTTCATCAACTGGCACGGCTGGCAGGTGGGTTATGAAGGTGTAGAGCAAAAGGTGTTCGGTTGGACGCTGCATATCGGGCCGCTAAAGGTTTGCTTTGGTTCTAATGCCCGACTGCCGATCAAGACTCATTACACGTTCAAAGCGCCAGAGCCCCGAGTGATACCGAACAGTGACATCCTGTCTGCGACTTATATTTCGGAAACTGAGCAATAGCCATGAAAACAAATGATCGGACACTAGATCGGATCACAAAGGGGATCACTCTATCTCTAATTCTTTGGTTTACGGTGCTGGCTATAGGGAGATGGGGGAGGGATCGGGATGCCAACTGAATGCAAGTTTGAACTACAGCCGCTTAACTGTATTCAGTGCGGCGGGTACGTCGGAGAGTTGGGCACCTGTGAAGATTTTGCAGTCTGTTCCGCGTGTAATACCAAAGTGCTTAAAGCGCGTTTTGGTGACAAGGCGTCAACCGATGTTGATGAGATTTTCTCACCCGCCGAAGAAGGCAAATTCAAGTATGAAAGGGCAAAGATTCATCGTGCCAAACACAGTAACTCATAGCCACTGCTATCACTGCGGGAAAGACTACTTGACGGGATGCGCTATCGAAGTGACATGTTTCGATTGTCGGCACAGTGGCCATTCTGAAATCCCATTTGACTGTGAAAAATGCAAAGAGGAAACACGGAAACGCCGCGAGGAATACAACAAGCGACACGCTGCGATCCAAGCCCCCAACCCCGCTGGCATGTCTTCGATGTAGTAAACGGAAGGCTGGCTTTGGTCTGTAGATGCAAGCGGTCGGATAGAAAGCAAACGGATGATGAAATGAGACGAGCGGCACGCAAAGATGAAAATCAGGATCGCATCGTTAAAGCGTTGCGAGCCGTTGGCGTAAAAGTTGAAATACTCAATCAGGATGATATTCCTGATTTGCTTGTCGGCTTTCGATTCAACCTATGGCTTTTCGAGGTTAAGGACGGCGACAAATCACCGAGCCGCCGCAAACTCAGGCCGGGTCAGCAGAGATTCGCGGACAGGTGGGCGGGTTATCCGATCGTTAAAGTTGAAACAATCAGCGATGCCTTCCGCGCGCTGGGTATCGAGGTTCAGGGTTGAGGAGGGGAAAGATGGCGGAACTAACAGACGACACAGTTTCTAAACGTGAGTTGGATCGTCTCGGACAAATGTTTGCCGCTGAAGTGGATCACGCGATTCGCAACGTGCGCTTTCCTCAGATGTTCCAGTGTCGCCCCAGCAAGTTGATGGCGGGATTGGAAGCCAAAGGAATGATTGAATCCGTGACCTTTACTGACTCGCACGGCGGCTTTGGTGCTCGCTTTGAAGGTTGGGTGTTGACTCACGCGGGCCGATTTACCTACTGCGAAAGCTGTGATGAGCCGAAACTGAAAGAAAAACCAGCAGCGATTGAAGTACCACCCGTGACTCATGCGGAGCTTGAGGCCGCAGGGCAGATGCGACTATCGCCACCTATGGAGGGTCAACCATGAAACCAGTTGAGAAGAAGCGATGCCCGCGTTGCGGAGGTGCGTTGCGCGATGGCGTGGCACTGCAAAACACCGTGAGCGCGGGTGCGCCTGATTTTCACGGCGACGATAAGGATTCGCCGGGCCAAACGCTTTCCTATGCCGGCCCAGCTAAAGCGGTCAGTGTGTGGAAGTGTACATCGTGTGGCTATTCGCGCTCCGTTTCAGGCCGGATACGCCATCACTCAGGCAGTCCGCCGGAGAGCGGGGGAAGATGAAACAATTCAGCCTAGTGAACATGAACGGAATGGTTTGTCAGGCGATCTTCAGTAATCCGACGGGCGCAAGGGTGAACCTTACGTCGAACGAGGTAAATCTGCATGTTTCCGGGATGCCGGGCGTGAGTATGTCAAAGAAGCCTGCAACTTTCAACGCGACCGCAACCGATGTGTTCATGAATATCGACGGGGTGCCACACAGATTGTTCGTGGATGTTGACTGTGAATTGCCTTCGGGTCTGAAGCATATCTGGCTCACCGATGGCCCGGCGGTTATTCGTTACAAATCGCCAGAGAACGGAAAGGAAAGATGATGAAGATCGTTAGCGAGTGGATTGAGCGCGGTAGTAAGGCGACTCCGGTTCTGTATCTCGACTTGGACGACACTGTGCGCAAAGGCAAGAGCGCGTTAGGCCGATTTGTTAATAAATCGGCAGATGTTGAGGTGTTTCCCGAAGTGCCCACGATTCTTGCGGAGTACAAGAAGCAGGGCTGGCGCATTGTTGGGATCAGTAATCAGGGCGGCGTCGCGCTTGGCATTCTTTCTATGGAAGACTGCATGAAAGCGATGCTGGAAACTAATCGCCAGTGCAAGGGATTATTCGATAAAATAACGTTCTGTACTCATCACCCTGACGCAGCCGATCCTGAGTATGCGATCTGTTGGTGCCGCAAACCTCGCATTGGATTGATCCTCGAAGCTACTCACAATCTCGCCAGTCGATTCAACGAATACTATCCGCCGCATCTCGCGCTTTTTGTGGGAGATCGAATTGAAGATCAAGAGTGCGCGGAAGGCGCAAACATCAAGTTCATGTGGGCCGAAGTGTGGCGGGCGGATGGCTGGCAAGGAACGCTCGGCGCGAATGGGTACGTCACACTAAACGAAACAGCAATGGAGGCATAGATGAACACAGACACAGGCAACATCTTCGCAATTCTCAATAACGATCCACTAGCGGAAAATGAGGTGGAATTGAAGGCGAAAGAGTTTGCGGAACTATTTCCGATCCGCGATCTCGGTGAAAGGCTGGATTTGTACCGCAGAATGCACCGAGCTCGATCTCAGGATGCGCTTGAGACCGAGCCAGAGAAGGGTTGAAAAAGCGAAACGCTAAAGGGAATTTGCCTTTCCCCTTAGCGTCTCTGGTCTCCGAAAAGTTTCTGTCCTCGGTAGCAACGAGAGCATAGCACAGAAACCTTTTTGGAGGCGTGAAAGAATATGTCAACAGCCACGATTGAGCAACAGCCAAGGACTCCCCTGCCGCCAGTGCCGCGTGTTAAGCCGAAGAGTGCCCCGCCGTTTCCCGCTTGGTGTCAGCGCACGACTGTCGGCCTGACGGTTAAAAAGAAAGCGTTGACCCTGCCGGAATGGTTGCGACTCTTTGAGGCGGCTGACACGACGGGGCGCGGGCATCAGTGGTGGATTGGTGACGCGCTCAACGAAGGCGAGCGTCGATTCCCAGAAGAGTATGCCCAAGTAATTGACCCTGACGAAGAGCAGAAACGAGACAACGAAGGCCGAAACGAAACCTATCGCCACTATCAGCAAACCGCGTGCCGTTTCCCAATCCGACGACGTCGTCAGAATCTTTACTTCGGTCATCACCAAACGGTTGCCTACATGGAGACCGAGGAAGAGCAGGATCACTGGCTCGACTTGGCCGAGGCTGAGAAGTGGAGCGTTGATAAGCTCCGCAAGAAGATTAAGCGGGCCGCTGAGGGTGGCGACGAAGATGCACCGGCCGATGATTTGGTGGTTCTGCAAGATCCGGCCATCCGCCAGTTGCTCACGGATTTCAAGGTAATGGTGAGCATGTATGACGACAAGCTGACAACGCTAATCAAAGAGCGCGAACCGGACTTGAATGGTGCCAGGTTCCTACATCGGTACTTCAGGGCGACGATCGACGTGAGCGATCGGCAGTTAGAGCGCACGGTGGCTAAGGACTGCGCGGTGGTTAGGAAGGCAATCGCGGCCCAGCTCTCCCCGCCAATGCCCGCAATTGAGCATGAGATGCGGGTGCGGCACTATTTTATGAGCACGGCAGACCTTAAAGACCGCCTCGACCTGATGGAGGGCATGGGCGTAATTTGCGGGGAGCGAGCAGAGAATCAACGCGTTGCGGATGCCAGGGGCGAGACGGAATATGAATACAAGGTTGTGCGCAGTC